TTGTGGTTGGAACGCCCGTTGTGGTCGGTCCGCTAGTTGTGGTCGGTCCGCTTGTGGTTGGAACGCCCGTTGTGGTCGGTCCGCTTGTGGTTGGCGCTGTTGTGGTTGGCACTGCTGTAGTAGTGGTGGGGCCCCTGGTTGTTGTGTTGGTTATTTCCACACCAGTATATATTTTTCCACCAGTATCAATAGCAATTAATTTAGTTCCATCGTTAGAAATAGCAACATCTCTCCATGCATTATTATTTTCTGTTGCTGTCCATGTAACACCACTATTATTGCTTGTATAGATTCTACCACCTACTTCGACAGCAACTAGTTTGGTTCCATCGCTAGAACTGGCTACTCCAATCCAAGAGCGATTACTTTCTCTGGCTGTCCATGTAACTCCACTATCAGTGCTTGTGTAGATTTGTCCTTCATAAACAACAGCAACCAGTTTGGTTCCATCGCTAGAACTGGCTACTCCAATCCAAGAGCGATTACTTTCTCTGGCTGTCCATGTAATTCCACCATCAGAGCTTGTGTAGATTTGTCCATCGAGACGAACAACGGCAACTAGTTTGGTTCCATCGCTAGAACTGGCTATGCTTCGCCAATCACGATTGCTTTCTCTTGCTGTCCATGTAACTCCACCATCAGAGCTTGTATAGATTTGTCCGTTTTCAACACAAGCAGCCAGTTTAGTTCCGTCATTAGAACTAGTCACACTACCCCAAAGGCGATTGCTTTCTCTTGCTGTCCATGTAACTCCACTATCAGTGCTTGTGTAGATTTGTCCTTCATAAACAACAGCAACTAGTTTGGTTCCATCGCTAGAGCTTGTTATATCGACCCAGTTGCGGTTGTTTTCTCTTCCTGTCCACGCAACACCACTATTATTGCTTGTATAGATTCTACCACCGCCTTCGACAGCAACTAGTTTGGTACCATCACCAGAACTGGCTGCGCTAATCCAAGAACGATCACTTTCTCTTTCTGTCCAAATATAGTTCGTTGGTCCGCTGGTTGTAGTTGGACCACCGGTTGTTGTGGGACATTCACAAATTTCATGTTGAGTTGGATCAAAATCGCAAAGACTAATTGGTAGACAGGCTGATTCAGAACTAAGAGTGTTAACAGATTCTGAAACTATAGATAAGTTATTCTCTGTTAAGATAGAAATTATGTCTCTAACACAAACTATTTGTCCTTCGCATGGAGAAGGAGTCGTGGTCAGACTTACACAGCCTACTTGTTCACAGGTCTCGCCTGGAGTGAATTGTGTAATTATTGAGGATGGTCTTGGAACCAACATGCAGTTTTCGTGTGTGGTTATGTTGCATCCTAAAAATGTTCCGTCTGATAGGCGGAAACAACAAGCTCCGGTTTGCGGTTGTTGTGTAGTAGTGGCACTACCACACGGAGAGCCGTCTAGATTTAAACATACTAATTCTGGACAACCATTTTCCCCTATAGTTGTTGTACGATAGCATGGAGATTCGCAATCCCCTGTTACAAATAGGTCTGCACATTTTGGAATAATTAAAACAGTACCACTAGTTGTGATAGAATTATTTGTTGTAATAGTAAAAGTAGAAGAATTTGATATTGTTGATACGTTATAAGTTCCGGATATTGATAATCCAGTAATAGTCTCGAACTGTACTATAGACCCGGCAGAAAGTCCGTGATTTGGGAGAGTGACCTCTATCGTATTTCCTTGCTGACTGTACGTTGCTTCGTTTGCGTTGTATGGTTTATACAAAACGTATGGAAGCTCTTCTGTTTTACTTAAAATAATATAGGAGGTATTATCTGTAAAACTAGACAATGAATTAAAAATATTAGAAGGAGAATATGAGAGGTAACCGGTACCATTGGCATTTGTTGTATATGCTGTTATTAGCTTATCTTTAAATGGAGACTGAGATAGATTTACTGAATCTCCAAAATATTTTACGGTCCTTAGTGGCTCTCTGACTATATAAAAAATAGGAGCATTATAGTCTGGGGGGGTAGACGGTATATTCAGACTATATGGAAGTTGGTTTGAATTACTTTCTATGAGATAAACACGATCTCTACTAAGAAAAGAGAGAGAATTGAAGTTACTGCTAGAAGAATAGGATACGTAGCCAGACCCCACACTATTAGTGGAATAGATATTCTTGATTCCTTGGCCTTGTAGATCGAAGATATTTGTTTGATCTCTTAACCACTGTAGAAATATAAGGGGTTTATTTACTAACATCATATCCTTGTTTTTTTAGGCATGCTCTATAAGCTTTACTTACACCCCTAACTTGAGTAATGCTCTTTTTTTTACCATTTACCAACTGGGCATTTCTGATCGCCCCAAGCCAGTTTGTTCAGAAACACCTTTTTATTATTTACATTACAGCCACATTGTAAACATTGGCTATTTTTTCTATCAAAAAACTCACACGAAGAACATATTGTAAATCTGCGACCTATTTCGCCTTGAGAGCTTTTTGGCGAGCCAGAGTAGATATGCCAAAATAAAGATTTAAGAAATGTGGCTATTCTGAGAAAGGTCATTTTTAGGAAAATCCTTTAGTGGTAAAATATTCCCATCTATATCTCTATAATATAGATCAAGATACTCCACTATAGTATTCCCATCAAACCACTGCACAAATCCATTAGATATATTAACACACATCTTTTGAACATTCTTATTCTTATGTCTAAAATCTGCACTTAATACAAACTTATTATCATTAAGGGCAAAGATATCCCCGTTATTTAATTCCTCTAAATATTTCATTCTTCATCTGTCTCCCAATCTTCCCACGCTTCGTCTGCTCTTGTATCTTCCATTTTCTTTTTAAGCTGTTTCTTAGATTTGTTGAGAAACCTTTGTTCTTCGGAAACTTCTTGCTTGGAACGAAAATTACTTTGTAGATTTTTTCTACGACTATCTTTTCTGTTTTCTGGATCTTTCATTTTTTTTATAGGTGAGAGTACGAAGCTATTGTGTATCTTATACTATGGCCAGTTTTGTATTTGTCAAGGATCGAAATAAAAATTTGTTCGCTTGACTAATTGAATACTGGGGATAATATTGTGCAGGTCCGGGGGTATAATACTCTCTTATATCCCCTCAAGGTAATATTATGATATCTGTACTGACTTTAACCTACCACAGAAAATCTTTGCTCGAAGAGGCAATACAGTCTTTTCTTTCTCAGTCCTATAAAGGCTGTGATTATGAGATGGTAATAATCAACGACTCTAATCTTGTTGAGTATGTTTATACTAACCCAATGATTAAAATTGTAAACCATGAAGATCGATTTCCTTCCATTGCTGCTAAAATAGAGTTTGGATACAAGCAGTGTAAATATGACTATATTTATAGATTAGATGACGACGATCTTTTATCTCCTAATGCTATAAAAATTATACATGAGGATGTTATTAAGAATCCCGGCTATGATATTTACAGAAGTAAGCACCATTATTTTTTTTCTCAAAATAAATTTATAAAACTTTCTGATAATATCAATAATGGAAACATGTATTGTAAAAAATATTTAGATAGAATAATTTTTCCAGATAAGACATCTGACGAAGATGCTGAACTTACATTCGGTCATTCTGGGAAAATATTCCATCATAGTCCAGAAAACGTTACAATGATATACAGGTGGGGTACTGGCGACTATCATATCTCTGGTATCGGCACAGGGCATGAGGTTTTAGAAAAAGTGGATAAAATAGCAAAAATCGATACAGGGGTAGTTCATCTTAATCCTAATTTTAAACAAGACTACTATAGTCAAATATTACAATAAGTTTCAAATATGTTAAAAAATAAAATTAAATCCTTAATAAGTCTTGGTTTAAATATAAATGTTGTCTATGATATCGGCGCGTGGAAGGGGTACTGGTCGCTGGATATGAGAGATCTTCTCAACTCTAGTCAATTTTATTTATTTGAAGGCAATGAAACATACAAAGATGATTTAGATAAAACACATATGCCATATTTTATAGAAATATTAAGTAATAAGGTTCAAGATGTACAATACTATAGAGGAGCACAATCTGGTGAATCTTACTATAAAGAAAACACAAATTATTATAAAAATGTTCTTCCAGAAGGCAAAATATCTAATACATTAGATAATATCATAACAACAAATAATCTCCCTTTACCGGATTTTATAAAAATAGACACACAAGGGTCAGAGCTAGATATACTATCTGGAGGTTTTTCTTCATTAAATAATGCTAGCTTAGTTTACTCTGAATCCCCCGTCTTGCAATATAACAACGGAGCACCGTCGTTCGATGAATATATACAATTTTTCCTTAATAAAGGATTTTATCCTTTAGATATCTGCGAGCAGCATTACATGGATAGCGTATTAGTGCAAATGGATATATTATTCATTAAAAAAGAAATTAAAAATAAAATTTTAGGAACCAATAACATATTACTTGTATAAAATGATTAAACCTAGCATTAATAACATTATTTTTTTTTGGGAAGGACCTATTTCAAATAGCAGACAAAAAATCTTGCTCGACTGTATCTATTCTACCAGAATATTTAATGAAAAAAGACCTATATATTTTATTTCCAATAATAGAGAGATTGTGTTTGATAAAAAATTCGACATAGAACACATACCATGGAACATAGATATTATAGGTAAATTTTTTAATCAATCGATGATATCATTATATTCTATAAGCCATCCAAGAGATTTGTCAGATTTATTAAGACTTATTTTTCTTTATGAATACGGCGGCTCATATATCGACACAGACGACCTTTGCATAAATCCTATATCTAATACAAAAAATATTATTTGCAGATCATACGACCCACATACCTGCCACTATAATAATATTGAGCCTAAAAATTGCATAAATGGAATATACAGAGAAATCAAAGGTTATGAACATATTCCTATATTTCCAAGAAATGATTGTTGGCATAATTTTGAACCAGAACATTTTATTGTCCGTGAAATCTTATCAGACAGCCGCGTACTTAAAACAGACAAACCTATTTATATAGGAGATAATTTTTCTTGGCAATCATTGACTATGGAATATGTTATCAAATACCTTTCTCAAATACCAGATAAAATCAACTTAGGTCTTACTCTTCTTTATCTTTATGAAGATTTTGTGGCAGTCTCTTCTTACTGGGATAGATGCACAGAAGGTGGAGAAATGTGCGACATGTATAAAAAACAATTTTTAGATTTAAAAGAATATGGTTGGGGTTTTTATAAAACTACAAAAGAATTAGCGATGATATATTTGGATACTGTTATTCGCACATATCCGTATGTGAGCCATTTGTGGCTACACTCAAAAGATATGAAACAAGATTGGATGAAGAACGAATTATCAGAAAAAGAAAATATTTCTACCTGGATCTACAACGACATAAAAGAAAAAATATTAAACTATAAAACTGGATAAAGAATTCCATACCCTTCATATTCTTTTTTTCCAGTATACTTTGGATTAGATAGAGACTTAGACTTTTTCTTAAATACATTAATATAGTCATCTGCTGTTTTTAGCATCCCGTCCATAGCAGAGTACTTTATTTTGCGACTATACGAAAGAAGTAAACTAGCACAGCCCACTGCGAATGGATTACTCATGCTTGTGCCACTCATCATAGCATATTTATTACCCGGAACAGCACTGACTATCTCATGTCCAGGAGCTAAAAAATCTAGCTCTTCTCCGCTACATGTAAAGCTGGTTCTTTCCAGATTCTTGTCTATCGCACCAATACTAACAACATTAGAGTATTTAGCAGGATACATAATCGATGATTTTTCGCCAGCATTTCCAGCGGCACAAAAAACCACAACATTTTTAGAACACGCATAATCTATTGCTTGTTTAATAGCGGGATGCGAAGAAGGAGACCCAAGAGACATCGTGATCAGATCAGCACCACTATCCGCTGCCCAAGATACCGCCTCGGCTATGGCTCTGGTATCACCCATACCATCATCATTCAACGCCTTGAGAGGCATTATTTTAGTTTTAGGGGCAACACCCACCATACCTAAACCATTGTCTATGGCGGCGATTGTACCGCTAACGTGAGAGCCGTGACCATTACCATCAATGGGATCTTTATCTTCTAAAAAATTTTTACCTTGAACTAGATTGTCTTTAAGATCATCGTGATATAAATCGCAACCAGTGTCTATTACTGCAACAACAACACCTTCACCTTTAGAATATTGCCATTGATCTTTTATATTAAACTTGGTAATTTCCCAACCACAATACTGACCGCTAGAGGTTGATAAACCATAAACGTCCTCTCTATCATATGGAAGAAGACCACAATCTTTTTTATTACGTCTATTTTTCATCATTTTCTCCGTTTATTGTTTTGTTTATCCAATCAATATACAAACTAACTCTAGTATGTCCACTCTCATCTCCATACGTTGAGTCTGGCTTTCCATCCATAGCCATAACACAAGAATTAATACCAGCTAATTTATCTCCAATAAACAATCCACCCCCACTATCCCCACTACCTATAATAAACTCCAGTTCTGTTCTATTATGACGAGAAGGAGTGCAGACTAATAGTTTTCTATCTATAGATTCTATTATGTTAGAACCAGCCCGTCTTTTATCGTCACTATATTTTACACCTGTATTAAAAGTTCCATGTAAACCAAATCCTGATATTGAACACACCTTTCCTACCTCATCATCATCACTATAAAATTCTGGATAAAAATCCAATCCAAGATCTTCTTCTGTATTCCCTAAAGCAATATCATATTCACCAAAATTTTTTTCGTGATAGTTTTCATGATATGTTACTGTCTCGACACATATTTTTTTCTCTCCAGAGGTAACATAACAGGTATCACAGTTCTGTACAACATGAGCTGCTGTCATTATCCATCTTGGTTTTATTGCCACAGCAGAGGCACAAAACGGCTTTCCATCCTTATATTTTCCGCAAACCTTTAAAACAAACTTGAATTTTGACCCATATTCCACATATTTTTCATCTGGGGTATTTGGATCTATTGTGCCACCAAATGAGATAGAAGCTACCATAAATATGGCTAAAACTAAAAGGAGTTTCATATACCACCCCCGTGATCATGGCTTATTTTTCACCTTACTATAGTACACCGCACAGTCATGTTCCACATCTTTATTCCAACTCTTATAATCCATAAAATGCCCAAATGTTAAATGACACTGATTATCGCATAATGTTATTAAATTTAATGGATCTAATTCAAGTTCAGGGTATTTATGGACTGGTTTTATATGATGAACCTCTAGTCCTTTTGTTTTTCCACAAGCACTACATTTAGGATATTTTGCTAGATGTTCTTTTCTTATATTTTTCCATCTAGGAGATCTGCTTGCATATCTGATTTCTTTTGATTTAAAAAAAATAAATGTCATATCATTTCACAATGGCCTTCAATAAGTTCTTGTTTTAAAAAATTCTTTTCTGATATAGGATCATGAAATTTTGAGGCAATACTAGAGGTGAAACCTACAAGAACAATGCTGTCTTTTGGTGATTTGTATTTTTTTAAGTAGAGATACATAATTAGACCACTGCTAAGCCCTTTTTGTATATGGTTTAATTTATATTGATTTTTTAATTCTTTAACATTTATTTTCCATAATTTTTTTGATTCTTCTAAACCATAATACTTTAAACTATTTTCACAAAAAACTTTCCAAGTATAAGAATCACACATATCTGGTGTATTATGTATAAATATTCTTTCAAAATTATTAGATATTTTAGAAACTACATCTATTCCAGCATAAGCATGAGAAAAATCATTCGTAATTTTACTTCTTTGTCTAAGCATAACAAATTTTCTTTTAACCTTTTGTAATTTTTCAAACTTAAAATATAATTTTATATAATTAAATAAAATAATTACATCATCATCATTAATGACTAGTCCGTTGATTGTGTCTATAGATAATAAATTATTGCTTGCTATTAAAATATATCTCATTGACAAATCCTAAAAATTAACTATTAAAATAATAAATACACCCAAAATTAGATAATTATATGAAATACGGTAAAGTTTGGGGAGAAACACAACCCATTTTTAATAAAAATAATGTAGCCATACATAGAATTTCGGTCAATAAAGGAGCGATGTGTTCTAAACACTACCATGAACATAAATATAATATGTTCTTTATTGAGAGCGGACAAATAAAAGTAGAGGTTTGGCAGAAAGACTATGAACTAGTGGATCAAACAATATTATCTAGTGGTGAGTCAATTGAAATTAAATATGGTTTATATCATAGATTTATAGCTTTAGAAGATACAATAGCCTATGAAATATATTATGTTAATTTACAAGACGATGATATCTATCGTATAGGTTGTGGGAGTAAAAACGATAAATGAAAACAATTTTAATATGTGGCAATGGTTTGTCTTTGCATAAAACTTTAAAAGATAAAAATCTAGATAGTTTTGACTATGTGCTGCGTATGAATAATTGGAAATCCATAGATAATGCAGACAATAGATGTGATATCTGGTGTACAACATTCTGGTATGATATATCAGATCAGACTATTATTTCAAATAAAAACAAAATAGTTTGGGATATTTTTTTAAATGGGGGTTGTTTCCCTTTTACCACAGAGAGAATAAATAAAGTAAAACAATTACTAAATAAATATCCAGAGTTTGTTTTACTAAAAAAAGAATTAAATTATTTTAAAAAAAATATTATTCAAATAAATTCACCTTCTTGTGGAATGTATGCGATCTATGCAGCTAAACTACACAATTTTAACATTAGTATATGTGGATTCGATCATACTGTTAAGCGTCCACATAAACCTAAATTAGAATTATTGTTTGTGCAAAAACTATTAATGAATAAAGAAATACAATTATTTACTTAGATTTAATCCACCAATGATCTATAAATTTTTCCGACCATCCAATATGATGTGGTCTAGGATTGCCATGGTAACACACTATCGCTGATTCGCCTGGTGTTTCTTTTTTACAGTGAACCTTTAAAGAAACTATACTATTTTTGGGTAGCAGAGATTGCCATTTTAGACAATTATTACCTATTATAGACGATATAAATGCTTGATCTCCCCCCTTTTTATAATTTTTAATATGAGTATTAGGATCTGTAATCCATTTCTCCCATATTTTTTCTCTGTATATTTTGGGTAGCCACATAACCCCCGAAGCCAGTCTATTTTTTTTCATAAAATCTTGTAGCATAATAGGATGGTCTGTTTTTCTGCATAATTCTAGTATAAAATCTATATTTTTTCTAAAGATAGTGTCTAGGTCACAATAAAAAATGTCTCCTGTAATATCTGGTCTACAAAGTTCAATTTTTGACCACCACCCAGGCCAATTGAAATTTAAATCTATAGTGGATGCTGATTCTACTTGACTTACATTTGTTATACAGTATCTAGGGACATCTACGGTTGTGTGTTTACTAAAACCATCCATTAATCTATTAATATATTCTATATTATATGTATGATTTTGCCTACATACACAAATAAATTTTATTTCATTACTCATACTAAAAATCTTTCCAATAATTATCTGTTATAGATTTGCCATTAACATTTGTTCCAGTACGCTGTACTATAAACTTTGGATATATACTATAGCAATTATGACTATGACAGAATCCAGTATTCTGATTGTTATTCGGTGGTCCAGCATAATAATAATCAATAGGTATCAGACTATCATTGTTCAAACATTCAATTATATCATCATAGAACTCTTGATTATAAGCTATAGCATGTGTACCTATCATAGATTTTATTGGTTTTATATGATTTGTTATATTGTTAGAAAACCTCAGATTATTTCTTGCTTTACCCCCCAAATAAAAACAAGCCCACTTATCATTAGTTAGAAAATCTTTTGATTCTCTCATTATATAATCATAATTAATTCTATTATCAAAAATAATATCATCTTCTAATACTAAAACATTTTTATAGTTTAAATATTTAGCTTTTTTTATTGCAGATAAATGGGAGAGCCTGTTGCCGCAAATTTGTTGAGTTTTCTTATCCTTAATATGTTCAGGAACTATTGCTTCTAAAAATTCAAAATCTATTCCGTCTAGTTCTTTTTTTACAGAATTTTTCCTTAGACTATTAGTACTTATATTAATAACATATATTTTTTCAAAACAAAAATTTAAAATATTCATTTGAATACAAAAAATAGAAGACAATTTTATAGGTGATTACATTACACCACACTAGTGTTGCTTATCACTCGACCCTTTTGAGTTCTGATCACAAATCCCATTCTAACTAGAAATGGCTCTATGCTATTTTCTATAGTCTCTATTGCAATACCGGTCAAAGAAGAAATACTCTTAAGCCCAAGGGGATTGCCTCTATGCTTGACTAGTGTATCTAAATACATTCTATCATAAAGATCTAGCCCGTTCCCATCTATGCCCTGACTATTGAATATGTCATCTACTCCCATATTCTTATCTTTATAGTATGCGACACAATTTTTGTACCATTGAAGTCTACCATTAAGGATTCTAGGAGTTCCCTTGCTTCTTTTCGCTATTTCTAGTGCGGTATCCTGGTCTAAATCTATTCCTAGTTTTTTAGCGTTCAATTCGGCTAGTTTAGCAAGATCATCGTGGCTATAAAAAGAAAGATGTTCCTTAATCTGAAAACGATCATAAAAGGGCTGACTAAGACTGCCACCGCTTGTTGTGGCTCCAACCAAAGTAAATGCTGGAATATCTATTTGTTCTGGCTTATCTTCTACCATTATACTAAGAACAAAATCTTCCATTACTGGATATAGAAATTCTTCTACTAGTTTTGGTAATCTATGAATCTCGTCTATAAAAAGAACAGATCTTGGTGCTATACCCATTAAGTACGGAAGTATATTCTTTACGCTTCTTACGTTTGCCGCGTTGAGAGTATATAGGTTGACTTCCATCTCGTTTGCTATGGCACTCGCTATAGTGGTCTTGCCTAGCCCCGGAGGGCCGTCTATTAAAACATGAGGCATCACACCACCAGAGTTTTTACAACCCACCACAGAGACTCTGAGCCGCTCCACAACATCTTGCTGACCAACAACATCATCAAATCTCGTTGGTCTAATAATACTAGCCATGCTTTCCTCCAAATGTTTCCAATGTATATTTAACTAAGTTGCCAATATCTTCGGTCTTTATTTTGTCATATGCGTCTACCAGCAGTTCTCTAGCCTCTTTATCGGTAAAACCATACGTACTTAATATTTTAGCAGACCTGTCTAGTAGGTCAATCGGAATTTTAACAACTTCTCTATCCTCTGACTCTGGCTTTTTGTTAAGGATCTCCGTATCGACAGGGATTTCTTTTTTGGTTTTAGGTTTACTATAAAGGATCTTTATCTTAGATATTCTTTTTGGTTGAAAAATAGTTCCGCAATCACAAACAACTTTGAAGTTTTTTGTTTGAGTCTCTTTAAGAGATAGCCAGTGCTGTATGGTACATTCTGTGTTTGGACACTCATATTTAAAATGAGCGTCTAGACTAATCGGTTTCAGGCTTTTCTTTGTTGTTTTCATAAAATTAGAATATAAAGTCGTTTTGGTGTAATATAAAGTCATCAAGGAGTTTATTATGATAAAAAGCAATAAAATGCAAAAATGGTGTCCAAGATGCCAGACTATGAAAAATAAAACAGAATTTAATAAGCATCAAAAACGACATGATGGATTGCAAAGTCATTGTAGAGAATGTTTAAAAGAACAACAAAAACTCTGGGCGAAAACTGATGCCGGTAAAAATAAAATTCAAAAATATCGTAAAAAGCATAAAAATAAACTTTTGTCTTACGGAAAAGAGTATAGAAAAAAGAATCGTAAAAAAATAACAGAGTATGAAAAGAATAGAATACTGACAGATGAAAATTTTAAAATTAGGAAATTAATGAGAAGCATAGTTATAAGAGCAATAAAAAGAGTTTCTAACAATAATACCAAATATTCTTCTACCATTACTCAAATAGGATGTGATGATCAATTTTTCAAACAACATATTGAAAACCAATTTAAACGCGGAATGTCTTGGACTAATCATGGAAAGTGGCATATTGATCATATTAAACCATGTGCTAGTTTTGACTTAACCGACCCCGAGCAACAAAAACTATGTAATCATTATTCAAATTTACAGCCCTTGTGGAAAAAGGATAATCTTAAAAAGAGAGATAAAGTTAATTAGAAGAATCCTCCGATGATTTAGGGTCAACAGGCCAAAACACGAAGTCATTAATTTTGTCGTCGTATGCCGACTCTATCAACCCCTGCCTGCTTAAATTCGCAAGCAAATTACTGACCATCCTAGAATTAAGTGCTTCAAGAATATCAGCAAATATTTTTTCGTCTATCAGATACCTGACTTCTTTTGTATTCTTATTGACCTGTTTCCTAGCATTTTGCTCCACTATTAAGAGCGATTCCTTATGAGTTAATACAGAGTCTAGTTCTTTCCTTTCTTCTTGCGAGGACATAGACAACAGTTCCATAAAACCGTCTGGATCTTCAGCCATCTCTTCTTTACCAAAACTATTAAAGACCACCATTCTAGCACTATCTGTAAACTTTTCTATATTATCAATTATAAATTTTTGACTCATAATGAGTAAGTTTTCCCTTCTTCCGTGTATTCAGTCCACCTTAATTCCGCAGAATACAGTGGCTTGTATGTTATTGTTTCCTGTCCTATATATTCAATAATCTGAGTTGCGAAATCTTGTAAACTATTCGCTCTAATATTTACTTCTTTAAGTGCTTCTTCTCTTGAGAAAACCGTAATCATGTCTCCAGAAGCAAAAAATAGCTTAAACTTGATATTAGTTGAGTATGTCATATAGTCCTTTATAGTATGTGGGTTGCTTTATAAAGTGCGAAGCGTATTGCTGAAGATGGTTGGTGTATTCGTTTTGTAGTTTATTTTCTATAAAGTGTTTAGCCTTATATATCGGCTCATTATAATGATTGTTCCCCAAATACAGGAGAGAGTTTCCTTCACTCGCTGTATTGGAGAGCCAATCATTCACAGGAAACGAAACAAACGGAACTTTTGGTAGATTAAACTTGTCACCAAATAAAGTGTCTATAGTCTTCTTTACCCAATCCGACAACGGACTATTCGTAACATCAAACTTGAAATAAAACTTATTCCAATCTGACTGATTCTGGTCATAATCTTGACCATCATCATAGTTGTCTTCGTAGTAGTCATCATTATCGTCATAGGATTCGTGCATTTGATATTGTCCTTATAAAAGATGGTAGAGGAATCGAACCTCTATTGTAGGATAGTAGAAACTATATAGGTACTATCTTACAAGTTCCAAACACCATCTTGACTATTTAGTTATATGAGCCGTAGCCATACGAATCTGATTCATTGTCATCATCATAATCTTCGTCATCTTCTTCCGACTCGTTCCACGCCCAATCATAATCATTATCATAATCTTCCTCATCGTCATCATAATCCTCTTGAGCAAAGTCGGCTGAATACAGAGGCTTTAGAAGTTCTCCCTCATATTCGCCCACAACCTCATAACGACAGGTGCGAAGTTTCTCACAGTTGCAATCGCTTGGAACACTAACAACGTCCTTGGGATTAATCTTAACGATCACGATTCTATCGCCTGCGTCCACGCTACCATAACTAGCCACATAATTCAATGCACCAGCATGAAGCCCATCCGAACAACCCCTAGCACGATTATCGTCTACCTTTGCTCTCTGCATTTGGCAGACTTGGCCTACATGATTATCAAAAAGCCCGCGATACTTATCCATATAGTCTGAGCGAACAGCCTTATAGGCAAGGAAATGACCGTCCTCAGTAATCGGCAGATGCTCATGCTCAAGGAAATCGTATAGTTCCTTTTGACTTTGCATACTTGGGTTTTCCATAAGGTTATTCAGAAAGTTAATGAGAGGCTGAAAGGGCAGACCCTTGCTCATAAACTCTAGAATACGCTTACTAACACTACCATGAACAACCTCTCCCTCGTAAGTAACCTGACCATTCTTGATCTCTACTAGACCATCGCTAAAGGTAGCAAGAGCCTTTTCTACATCAACAATCTCAAGAAGTTCTTCCTCTGTTGCTGTTGGCAGAGACTCAAGAATCATCTTGTAATTAATATGGTCAGGAAGAACCTGATAACTCTTGTTGTTAAGAACAAGGGTCAAATTACCGTCAACAAACATAAATGGAACGCTCATTTTATTCTCCTAAAGTTTCTTTTGTTACCTGTGAAATTACTTAATCAAACTACTCAACTGAACCTTTAACAAATCCACACAATCTTGGCTCATCTGCATAATCCAGTCTTTGCCATTATTGTTATAATAACTATTACGATCATCAAGTTGATTTATAGGATTCTTACCGCTCCCCAAGTCCGTTAGCATCCCGCGTACTTGGTGACTACCAAGAATATACTTTAGCATCGGGTTCTTGTCAACCTCCGCTTTAATATTTTCTCTGATAGTGGATATTTTCGGAAGCGAAATCTTATCTACCTCATTACTTTTGATAATATTGAGATACGCAGATGCAACCTTATTATTACCCTTATACAAACGATTCGTAATCAAGTCCGATAGACGATTATACGCTACCTGACTATTACGCACAGCCTGACTATCGACATTCTTAATACCAGCAGCATCCAATATTTTAGTCATATGATCAAAATAGTTGGTTTGATTAAATCGGCCGATATCAAAATTATCCTTATGAACAGTATGGGTAAAAAATTCCATAATCATTGTATGGTCGATAGCATCAACAAGTTTTTTGTTACCAATAAACTTAGCATAGTCCAGACCAAAGATATTCAGCATATGAAACATAAACTGCTTATCTGTTGTACCATGATTGTAGTAGTTATAACCATTAGATGATGTCTTCTCAACAGTACCATACTCGTTCCTACAAAAGTCTACAACAGCATTATAAGAGGATACGCTCTTAAAATGTTTATTTGCTACCGCTTTCAGTTGACGCTTCAAAAAGTCATTAAAAGATATCAGACTATGACCGTCGTTCTCAAGTTTCTTAACAAAAGCACTCTTGATAGCATAGATTTTATTTGAGCCGATCAAGTCCTTGACTATTGGCTTAATTTTTTCATCGCTAAGTGTGATATAGATGTCAGCAATTTCTGGACAACCGATATCTTGCACAGTCTTATATCTCAGCATAGGAACATAAATGATCTCATCGGTTTCCATAAAATCGTTCAACTGATCTTCTGTGAGTATACGCAAGCACTGAGCATCATTATATGGATTACTAATAGTACCACTATCTTTGGTTGATCCATAGATAAAGAATACGTCTTGATCGCTGACTCCACCATTACTATTTCTATTATAAGCCTTTCTTGGGCCAGAATTTTGGGTGAGATGTTTGTGGTCTGAAACCTTTAGGACATTATCAGCACCAACATCATTGATAAGTTTATCAAAACCCTCCAGACTCTTTGTGTAGTCCTTAGTGTCAAGCAACATATAAGCAAAGCAGTCATTAAGATTACAGTACTTTGTGACAATTTTCTTTGCGGTTTCTTCACTCTTTACGTCGCACACAAAGAAAGCCATCTTGCCGTTTTTCTTAGCATTATTCCAGTAGTTGTAACCCTTACCAGTAAGAGTTTCGTGATGAATCTTATCTGTTAGGGAAACAAGCCTACGAGAACGATAGCCGCTACTCTTGTAGTTAAAAACATACAGACTCTTTCCTGCTGGAATTTTATACTCAATATCATTGCCAGAGTTAATCTGATGGTCTTTGCCACTCTCGTCTGTCCAAGTGGCACCAACTCCCCAGCCACCAGCAAGTTCATTCATTGTATAGTACAGACTAATTGCCTCGACCTTTGTTTTGGCAGCAGCAATCTTCTTGGAGAATTCCTCCTTCATTTCCATATAAATCTCTTGTGTCTTTTGACGCAGAGTTTTAATAACTTGCTTGGTATACTGCAAACCCTCTCTACTAACGTCCATCTCAAGTTCACCGATACCAAAATCCAACTCAAGATAAAGTCCAGAGTGGATGATCTCACCAACAAAGTTCTTCCAAGAATCAATATCAGACTTTTGGAAAGTTCTATTCCATCTTTGAATATGGTCTGGGGATTCTGGCTTATCTTCCCCAATAATCTGAGATACAATAGCGGGGTATGCAATATTACCCATGATCGCAACTACACCACTATCAATACGATGATAGTTATTAGGATAGTATTGAGCATCATTATTGAGTCTACAAACACGCCAACCATTACCGCTGATAACAATATTGGTGTTGCTGTACTTATGATCTTGAAGATTAGAACCAATACCACCATCAATAATCGGCTTCATGCGAAAATAGTGGAAAATACGCATAGCCTTGTTTGTGAACTCTTGAAAATCCTGCTGCTTTACAGCAAAACTGATCTCAAGACCGTTAGGCTCATTAGTTTCTGTGGTACTAAAAAGATTAAGAGTTGGCACTCCACTATCATCAATAGCGGCGATATAAGTATGCTTCTTGCCGTTAAAATAAGACGCGGTTGTGAAACTCTTTGTATAAGCAAACGGACTCTTAGAACCCAAACCCAAACACCCAACAAAATCATTGCTGTCGTTTTTGTTTGAAGCACCGTATGTTGTGTAAAGGTTCTCCATATCTGGCTGACTAAGACCAGTACCATAATCCCTTACCATAAAGGTTGGGTTGGCAGCAGTTGGCAGAGTAACCTTAAAAGGATTCTTATTTCCGGCAGAAATATGACTATCATAGGCATTGGTTGAAAGTTCACGAATAGCGGCCATTACTTTATCGGAATAAAGAGAGTCCGACAAAATCTTAAACATCTTGCTCGTCTGAGCGATATTAAACTGGTTCTTGCTAGAAACTCCAGAACTGTGAGTTTCGATTGTACGATCTGCCAACTTCATCTTTGTTCTCCAAAAGTGTTATCGTTCCTGTGATAGCGTAAGTATAGCATCGGCAATCCGGCTTGTCAACCTTTAATCGTTCGCCTCGTCAAATTATTTCCTTATCCGGTTATTAATAGACAAGACTCCTAATAATAGAGATAAAATACCAACATATCTTACTGCTGGTATTGGCAATAGAAAAAACCATAAACCAGAAAATATAGTTATAATAGAAAATAAGACTACAAACCAAGTTGGTATAAAAAAACAGCCACTAATAACAAAACAAAATGGCCCAGAAAATAAAATCCATAAAAAAATGATTGATACAAATAATGCCAAACTAAACATTTATATATTCATTAGTTATCTAAATCATCATCCTCTAATGAATTCCTCCATTCTTCATTGTCGTGAATCCAACCCTCATTTGATTCGTATTCTTCATCTTCGTTCATATCTTCTTCGCCTATCTCTGCTGCGTCCTCTAGAAATAATGTGATTGTCATCATCATTTCCATAAGAGTATCTAACTTATTGATCATTAAGTTGATCTGTTTTTTCATAGCGTCAACATCTTTGCTTAACGCCACTATTTCTTTAGAATTTTTTGTTTCCACTTGGGATATCTCTCTATGGTTTTTGTTGATTTCTTTCAGAATATCATTAATATCTTTGGACATTTTAACTCCTAGCTAGTTTTATATTGACAATTCCATTTATTGTCAACTCGTAGTATTTCCAATACGCCGCTGTGTGCTTCATAATGACAATTTTTACATAATAATATACACTTATTTAATTCTGTTTCAAATAGATGTGTTTTATTATTCCATAATCCAGCGCTGATTCTTCTGGATTTAGTTGTCGGATCAACATGGTGAAAATCTAACGACGCACCGCACTTATTATAACCACAATTTTGGCAGCCTATATCTTTTTTATATTTTATAAAATTTGTACTTATACTAGATCTATAACAATAGTTTTGATTTTTTCTATTTTCAGCTCTACATATATCGCTACAGTATGTCACACCAGACTTTCTTGCCGAATCAGGAATCAAAATTTTACAATATTTACATTTAATAGGATTATTTTTAAAGTGTGATTTTTTACTATGTTCCTTGAATTTTTTTGGATATAATATTGGCCAATGGGCAGACCGGCATTTGTCTGAGCAATATTTTTGGTTTTTTGATGCTGAATAACTGAATTGATTATTACATTTTAAACATTTGCCAACTTTTTTTGAAAGCGTTAGGTCGTACAGTTTACATATTGTTCTAATATAGTGTAGATTTTTATTATATATTTTTCCAATTTCTGTATAGTTTAAACCTTGTTCTAATAATTGTTTAAGTTCTTTTTTTGGAATTATAGAATAGTCATTTTTTTTAGTGTTTTTTAACATCGCTTTTTATATTCTGGTATGTCTCCATTTTCCCTTATTTTCCTCTCTTCTAGAGATACACCAATACGCCTATAAAACTCCTGCTTTATATTTTCTAATACACCAGTTATAATCGCTATTTTAGGATAGGATGGAGTACCCATTAAACCAGCACTAACTCGGCTAAAAACATAGTTAATATTACCCGCGATCTTTAATAGTTGTTCATTACTCAGTTCGGCTGTATCAAAAGGCTTATCCAGAACCGTATTTTTAAGACAAAGAATGAGTTCGCTTACGCACTGATCAAGTTTACTTCTATTAGATTCATCTATATATGGCATTTTTAGTCCTCGCTGCATCTACATTGATACTTATTACAATAACAACATTTAGGCCCAGGGCTTGAAAAACCCCAAGCATTAGCATAACCATCAAAACTTTCTTTCCCGGTATCTATACATACTAGTTTAGTTTTGCCCTTTCTTTCTATTAGTCCAATGTTCCAATAGTGGCAATCCCAAAACTTTAATTTGGTTTTTTGATATATTTTGTTTACTAGATTTTGTATAGACCTTAAAGAATGTGGCCTATCATTAGTACATATGGGCATCTGTGCTTTTTCGGTAATATAGCCCCAGCCACTAGTCATAGAAGGACAATCTATATCAGAGCAGAATTGTAGTTGACAAACATCTCCAAGCACTTTTGGGGCTAGGTCAAAAAGACTCAACTTCTTTTGTCTCCAATATGAATCTAAAGCCTTTTGCTTATTACGAAACTCTTTAAATCCAAGATCGTTTTGGCTTACTATGCTATAGAATTGAGCATAGCCTCCTTCATCATATAGATTTATATCTATAAGATAGTTTTTACTCATTGTTTTTCTTCAATAGGATTTCCGGTTAGCATTTCAACAAGACGAACCGCATCACTAAGATTATCAAAGGTTGCTATGTGCATACCAGATTGAACATGATCCGCTTTAAAAGACCCAAAAACCACATAGAATGGTTCCCCAACCGTTTCATCTCTAGAAAAATAGTCTTCTGCATCTTTTACAGCATCGAAGATAACCCCGCCCTCATAATCCTTAATTTCTTTTACGGTGTCTATAGCAAAATACTGAAAATGGGATCTAGGATTTCCGGTATTCAACCCCATGCCTCTAAAAAACCTATTACTAATTGTTGTCATGTTTAATCTTGCCTATAAAGAGGAACTACTGTTTTTTGGTCGTTATATGGATTATTTTGTAGTCTCAGATCATACAAATCTCCATACTGGTTTATTTTAGCCCAAGCAACTGGTGGGTCAAGTTTTTCATACTTGGCTTTTAGTCTTTTGAGTTCGTCTTTGGCATTGTTAACCACAAAACGATCAGCACCATTAGCCCACGCAAATTCAATTAAATATTCTATCGGATTGGCGTGTTGTTCCATTTTATGCAAATCCTATTCTAGTTTTTTCGGAAAGTGTTACTTCTATCTCATTGGCAGAAAATGTTTGAGTTGTATAAGAGCGACTATTCCACCAGCCACACTCGTATGTAACGTGGTTTTCGCCCCTAATATTTATTCCAACTATTGTACCAAACACATCATCTGCCAACTTTACTTGGCTACCAATCTTATATAGTTCTATAGTATTCTTACTCATATATCTCCTTTGTATTTCTAGCGATACCTAACACAAGCATACCATCCTCTCGCCCCTCTGGCAACCCCAATTTCTACCGGAGTCTTTTGTCCCCAATAGCAACAATTTTAAATAGCATGATCCGCACTAATGGGAGAAAAACCCACCCCTTCATAGCCTCTATTTCCACCACAATGACCCATAGAATTTCTTTGGGCCTGAATATTTGCAACCCCTTGTGCTGATGACGTTGTATATGCGTATGTTTTATTCACATTTTGAGCATTAGCAACTACGGGGCAGACCAAGAACAGACCAATAATAAAAGCCTTCTTCATAATTTCCTCCTTGAAAGTTATAGACGGAATAAAAAGATCCCCCGAAAGTGTGCATTATTAAGAGGCATCGGGGTTTCTTTTTCATAAAAATTATCGGATAACAGTTACGTTACGGGTGCGACAAACACCGTTAGCACAACCTGAAACAATTCTCTTTGGTAGAACTACGGTTTCACGAACAACACTCTTTGTAACAATCACAACTTTTCGACCGCGAACAACCGCACAATTACCAGACTGGCAATCTCCAGCAAAAGATAGTGCCGGAATCGAAAGAGCAACAACTAGAAACAGAACAATATTCTTCATATTAGAATCTCCTTGGTGTTTAAAAAATAAAAGGTCAAATCCATTCAACACTTACTAGATAATAGCGATCTCTGTTTTGTTGTCAATCGTCAAATCTTGTAAATTTCAAATAAGTTGGTGTATAATCTCACGGGAGGGAGTCGAACCCTCATGACTAAAAGTCGAGGCATTTTAAGTGCCTTGCGTATACCAATTTCGCCACCGTGAGGTATGTATGAGTTCTAAAAGAAAGTGTTCCTGTTGTCAAGTAAGCCAAGATGAGTCATGTTTTGCTTTGAAGAATAAAAAATTAAATAAACTACAAAGTAAATGTAAACAATGTCAATCAAAATATCATAAAAAACATTATAAACTTAATAAAGATATTTATTGTGATAGGGCGAGAATCAATAATACTAAATATAAAAGAAGAAATAAAGATTTTATCAATGAATATAAAGCAAACAAAGGGTGTGAATTCTGTTCAGAAAATACTCCCGTTTGTCTGGACTTTCACCATATTAATCCAAAAATTAAAGATTGGAATATTTCTGTTATGTGTAGGGGCGCTAATTCGATACAAACTATTCAAGAAGAAATTAATAAATGTATTGTAATTTGTTCTAATTGTCATAGAAAACTTCATGCTGGATTAATAAAACCAAAACACACCGACTACACAAACCATTGATTTGAGGTTGACTATAACTTTGTGCCTCTCGTTTAGTCTGTGTAGCCAGTGCATCTTGGGTTTTAATCAACCGTTGGCATGGGCCTTGAGACGAGCCACAATCTGAGCCATCTGCTCAACATTGTCCACCGTCTTGATTGGCTTCGCACGTTCCATTGTGGGCAACTCAATACCCTTGGCCTTAAGAGCCTCCTTAGTACGAGCAAAACGAGCCATCGTACTAGCGACCTTCTGACCCGTCTTAGTAGCAATCTCAGCATAGGTCTTGCTAGAAAACACCGCCTCAAGAAACTGCTCGTCGCTGCAACGAACACGCTTCTGCTTTTCCAGAGTAGTAACTTCAGCCATAATCAACCTCCAAATCTTAATCCAAACTCACTCAGCAGGATTCGGTCACGCGACCGATTAACTCCTGCCTTGTCCTTTCATTGTACAACAGTGTATCGTCACTGTCAATACGCATCCTTGAAAAATTTTTGCGTTCCAACTCGTTTTTCAAAAAACTAAATTGTGTCCTAGTTAGACTTTCTTCGCAACCAGCGAGAATATTCTGGTGCTTTATATCCTGTTTTTCTTGACATCTCATTATTATTGATTTGATTTATAATAATAGACGTTGGCAAACTTTTAACACCCATCTTTGCCTTAAAGTCTGGGTTCGCTTCTATGTCTATAATACATACAATATATCTATCTATGTCTTCTATGTTTGATAGATCTTTTTTAAGTTGCTGACAATAACCACACCAGTCAGCACTAAATATTAAGAGTATTGGCATATTAGTTTCTTTAGCAAGTACTCTTGCTGTTTCATAGTCATCGTTTATGACATATGAAGTTTCAGAAACTTGAGCGTTAGCAACAGCAGAGATAAACATACAGGTTAATAAAATAACCAGAGACAAGTACTTCATGGTTTATCTCCCACTATAGTTTAGTTATTTTCTAGCGTTACTTTAATTATAGAGTAGTCTTTCTTATCGCTGTCTATAATCTGCATTTCTGTGACCCTTCCTTTACCAAAAAAATCATGACCAAGATGTAGAAAAGGCCCACCCTCAAAATCCACATAAGTTGGACTACTTGGGTCTATTTCAAATCCTATTCTTAGAAATCCGGTATCTCCCTCGACTATAAACTGATTATCATTTATTTGGGTTACTGTTCTTTTGCTTCCATATCTAGAATTTATTTTACTAGACACAAACTACCTCTTGAGTATTAGGATGATCTTCTTTTTTTATAGACATTAGACCATTGAGAATGTCTTTTAGAGTTTTATTTTCTTCTTGTAGGATATGAATAATTCTATCGGCATCAGATATGGCTAAACTAAGAGCCTTTACTTTATATGCTAATTCATCACCTAAATAATTGTTCATACTCATAAATAAATTCCTATATGAGAGTAGTCGCCAACATAATATTATACACTATTTGATATCAATTTCGACCAGAAATCTCTTGAGGTCTTTTAGTTGACGGCCCGTTAAAACCATTTGATCGGAGTATGGTTTAGAGTGTACCAAAACCTGCCAGATATATCTTAGTTTTTGCCATAATGACAGGCTTCTACCATATGAGGGATGGGAATAAATAGATAAATCTGCTATTTTATGTTGGTGGTCGTACTCTATATACAAAATCTCGTTCGTACAATCACACGGCACAAACACAGAAGTAGTTTGGTCTTTATTGTATTTTGTTACGCAGCCCATAAAGATGCTGTTCTCCTTGATCTTCGTTGATCTCAGTAAACTCTTGTGGACTTAATAGATATGTTATTTGAGAAGACTCACTCCAAATTTCGTATAGTTGAGAGTTTAACCTTCTAGTAATATACCCATACTCTGTAATAGGATGATTGTTTCCATCCTTGGTATCAATTAGAACCCTTACTCCTATTGGCATTTTTTGGTTCCTTTTTCTTAAAGATTCTATCGTAGTTATCGTCCCAGGTTTTTTGATCTACGCCTTTTGGTCTACGCTTTGACCCTTTTCCGTTTTGGCTCATACAGAAATGTCCCTTTTATGTGTATAATATCGTCTGATTGTCGGGCTGTCAAGAAAATAATAGTTTTGGCGTAGAGTTGGTGTATCTTCTTCTAGAAGAAAGGATAATTACAATATGAGACAAAAAGTATCTGGAATATATAAAATTGTTAATACAACAAACAATAAATATTATATTGGGTCAAGTTATGATATTTATTATCGATGGAGAAAACATAAAGAACTATTAAAAAGAAATGATCATCATTCTCCTAAACTACAAAGATCTTGGAATCGTGACGGAGAAAGTAACTTTCTGTTTAAGATTATAGAAAAATGCGATAAAACGTTTTTAATAGAAAAAGAACAACAATATCTTAATATAGCTAGTAAATATAAAAAACAATCATATAACATGATATTTGATGCTATTAGACCACCAGATCGCTATGGACATAAACACGCATGTTGGATCAAAGTACCACATAAAACAAAAGATTTATTAAAAAAATATTGGATACAAAATGGCACTATTAAAACATTAATTTTTGCAAAAACCCAATATAATATAGGATCTAGAATAGTATGCAATAGACTTATTCCTAGTTTTAAAAAACAAACTGATGCAAGACCGGAGAGGTCTATAACAGACCAGACTATTTATAAGTTTTATCATAAAAAAGGTAAAGAATATGAGGGCAAAAGAATTGATTTTATTAAAAAATATAAATTAACAGAATGTTGTATTTCTAATATGCTGGCTGGAAGATTTAAAAGTCATAAAGGATGGTCTTTAACTAAGAACTTAGCAGAGCCGGACAAATCTGGACTTAATAATGCTAACTGCGATAAAAATTTATATACTATATACAATATTCATACTCAACAAAAAATAACTGATACTAGATATGGAATATATGCTATAAGAAAAATACTAAGAGAAGAAATTATATACAAATTAGTTAAGAAAAAGATTAAAAAAACCAAAGGGGGTTGGATGCTTTATGATTCTAAACAATGACTCCAATAGCGACAATTCTCTTGATTCTGTAAAGTATTCCAATACAAAGACCTCATGATATAACAAGGCACATTTGTTCGACCGCAGTTAATACTCCAATGTCTTTCGATATTTTTGTACATAGCCATGCCCTTTGGGCTTTTGTTATATTTTAGATTCTCGCAACCATAAAGTCTAAGCAAATGAACGTCCAAACACACTACTCTACATTCATTAGGATTCTGCATCTCGCAACTGAATGAGATTTTCGCTGCTCCTAATCCGCGAATTTTATTTATGATGCTATCACGTTTCTTAACATGATATTTCTTAGTGGTTATAATATAATCTTTAGGATTGGCCCAAAACTTATCCTTAAAATTCCAAATATATTCTGTACGATTATTATGAAGACCGACTCCACTGTTTTTGATTTTTTCAAGAAGTGCTGTTTCGTCATCAATCCATTCATCGAAGTTTTTAACAGCATTATAACCCTTAACATTACTTTCCCATGTAGTATGGACACTCATGAAAGCAAAAAGATAACGCCTAAAAATATCATCATTATTCTTTGGTCGAACAGTTTCCCAATAGTCTTTATAGGCGACTACCTTATCCTTGGGAAAGTTCTTAAAAAATTCGTCGGCTTTTGTGGTACTCATGACAACCGGCTTTTTCTCAATAACTGCTTCGCTCATATCTTCTCCAAAGTTTAGTTCCAAAGTGTATGCTTCGATTGTACACTAGAGTTATCGGCTTGTCAAGTCCGTTACTCGACCCGATTTCTTTTTTTGTGTTCTTTCCATTTTTTCATAATATGTTTATGTTCTGGAAATTTTTTATTCAGTTTATGTCTTTTGGATTGTGTGTCAATTTTATTTTTTTGATTAAAGTTACGTCTATCTAATTCTTCTTTAGCAAAAGATAGGGTGAGTAAATCCACCTTGTCGGGATTTTGAACTATATTTTTTAAATCTCTGGTACGCATACTGATAATCTTAAAATGTAGAGTTTCTGCTGGAGTTCTACCCTTTTTTGTGTTTGAAAAGAGTTTCCTTTCTCTGGCGAAGGTTTTCTCTCCTTTTCCTTTTCTAATCATTATATACTCCTAGAATCCCCATATAAGTATTTGAATGTTGGAAACCTCAAAGAGATACCACCCTTTTCGTTCTCTGTCTCCTCGAAATATTGTACCAAAATTACCTTTCCAAGAATCTTCTTAGGGTTCTTATAAAACTCCTGTCTTTGTTCGATACTAAAACCAGACCCTACCCTTACAGTGTGACCCTTATGCCGAATCATAACACAGCTCAACATAGTCTCCTCACATTCTGCACCATCTTTAACATAGCGAAATGGCCCCATTTCAACATCTACAACTTCATATTCGTCATCGCAGAAACTTTTAAACTTGAGAAGGTCTTTGGATCGCTTCCCTTTATATGGTTCATCAGCACGAAGCATTAGACCTTCATAACCATATTCCTTGGCTTTCCCTGTCCACTCAGCAAAATGGTCATCATCTTTAATAAGTTCTTGACCAAGAACACTAAGACAAACACAAGAGTTATTCTTCATAACTTCTCGTAGATTACTATATCGAATAGAGTATGGTTTATTTTTCTCACCCTTCTTGCTATAAAATTCATCGTGACTAATCATATCGAAAATCTTATATGAAGGATTCGGGATCGTATGATCCTTCTTTTTGAGTTGTTTCATAACTCCTTGAAAATCCTCATTACCATCTTCGTCTACAAGACAAAGTTCGCCATCTAATACTACGTTAGATATGCCAAGAGTTTTAATGCCGCCAGCAACAATGTCCAAAGTTTCAAAACTCTTTCCTGTTCGGGAATAAAAAGTACTGTCGCCATTATTATCAACAATAGCAATACATCTAGCACCATCAATCTTCCGACTAACATACCACCCGTCCTTCCAATCTACAAGTTTAGGTTCATACTTATCTGCCAAAGCAACACTAAACTCTGGAATATGGTCACGAATTGCCTTGTTGATAATCTTATCTCCAGCACGAGTTTTCAAGTCCTTATCAATTACACAATGGATCAGTTCCTCGTATTCAGAATGATGCTCAATAAAACTATTCACAGCAGCAATAGCATCATGCCCAGTAATCTTTCGACTCTTTAGATCGTCAAGCAGAGTAAAGAAATTTTTGTATTCGTTCTTTCTGGCTACAAGATGATTCTTCTTCTTGAGATTATCACTTGTAATATTATACTGCCATAGAGGATGATAGGTATACAAAAGAATCTTTTTTGTGAATACAGCACCCGTATTATTGATATGGCAATAGTCCTGAATGATGCCTTGCTTATCAATAGTGCTACTTGTAGCACGAAGGTCACGAACCATAGCCCAAACATAATCAAAATCGTAAGTCATCCAAATAGTCTCCTGTGTTTAGCGTATTCTACCATACGCCGATCCTAGTGTCAAGTATCGTCTATTTGTTTTCGTTTCTTGAATACGTTTGCCATCAGACCTACTAAATCACTGCCAGTAGTTTGAAACCAGCATGGAAAAAACGCATGGATTATTAAACAAAATCCAGCAACTAAAGATAAACATCCAAAAAATACAGCAAATTTAAAATGCTGATAGTATGTCATATTATTTTCTGTTAGATGTTCTTTAACTTTATTCATAATGGCTATCCCTAGATAAAAAATAGTTCATAGCATTAACTATACCAGATAGATTATCTCCTAGTTTTCCTATTCCGGTGTTGCATCTATCACAAATCCAGCCTCTAAAACTATCATCCGTATGGTCATGATCCAATACCCATTTTATTGGTATCTTTTTGCAGCACTCGCAAACATCTGGTCTTGGTGGAGCCTCTTTATGTAGTTTGCCTCTAATTCTAGAATGTTTTTTAACGCACCCTTTACATCTGCTATCCAATTTATCTTTGTACATACTGTGCTTAGGAAAACTTTTTCTGTTTTTCCTTTCGCCACAATATGAACAAATTTTTCTTGGCATCTTAGTTACTTCTTTTTCTTTGCAACCTTCTTTTCTAGTTTATTCATTCTTTTTTCTAGAAGCCTAAGATATTCCATTTCTTTTTCGTGGTGTTTATTGTTTTCTTTTTGACTTTTCTTAAATAATTTTTTCCATACACTCATTATAACCCCTTCTTGTAAAAGTAAAGTGGAGATGGGCGATAGCGAGTCGCCGTCCAGAGTAAAAATCAATATAACTATCTACATCGTTAGTCTATTGTAATTTGGACACTAGACAAACCTAGAAGAATTATCCTCATCAGATTGTTTACAATCATCTCCTATGTTTTCGGGTTAGGATTCCTTATCCGATTATCGGAGTCAGCACTATTGGGTAATAAGGTTAGTGCTACCTCACTCACTAAGCAGCGAGAGCAAGAGTTGTCTTGCCAATTAACATTTTTTGAATAACTTTTATACTGGCCTGTTATTCAACCAGTCGATGCAACCTATATCTATTCTACCTGTCGATTCAATTCATCCCCATAGTTTATTATACCCCTAAATATGATTTTTTGACAGCCTACTGAGATACTCTTTTTGACTTAGCCAAATATCGTCATCAAATCCCTTGGGGCCAGATACTAAAGAGTATATCTTTTTGCGTCCTCTGTAACATATTTTATATCTGAGACTCTCACCAGAAATATAGCAATATCTCTTACAAAAGGATAGTTTTAAATCCCAGAGTCTATTTGACAGAATTTTTTCAAGTATCATTTCCAGCATTAATATCCATATTAGAGAGATTCTTAATTTCTTCCATTAGTTTTTCTAACTCAAAATCATCTACTGGCATAACTATTCTATTAATTTCAGCCCTAAGAGTATCCATTTCTTGCCATAGAGCAATATTTAAAGCGGCAGAAAAGACCAAGAACACAAACAAAATAAATAAAGTAAAGTTTTTCATAATAGGGCGTGAGAGAATCGAACTCCCGTAAGCAGTTAATAAGACTGCCGTCTTAGACCATTAGACGAACGCCCCGCATTGTTCTGTTATTCTACATCATCGACCATCGGTTGTCAACACTTGAGTCTAAATCGAAAACCTCAGAAAACTATTCTTTAGTCTTGTTTTTTAGAAGTTCAATTTGTTCTTGGTATTTTTCCACAGTCTTTATAATACCAACACATTGTTTGCAACAGTCTGATATCAAGTATTCTTCCAGTTCATGTATTCTTTCTTTTAGGCTTTGTATTTCGTTTTTTATTTGATTTAGATTCATTGGCTACTCCATTGGCAGATGCCCTGTGCTGACTTTTACTTTCTGGAACCCAAAAAACCATTTCATTTGCATCGCTATCCCAAGCACACTCAATCTCGCCGGATGCCGCCAATCTCGCAAGTCCAATATTATATAATCTAGTTCTGATTTGATCGAATGTGGTATCATATGATTCTTCATCAATGATATACCTATCTTCTTCATCAATACCGATAGCGTTTTGTTCGACTATCTGACAAACCTGCGGGATAGTAATGTAAAGGTCAAGGTCTTCATTATAGTTTTCGCTAAAAGAAAGGGCCGCATTTTGCCTAATGCTTTCAGCGTACTTTTCCAAATTATTAATCACATAACTTTCGTTCATATTTATACCCCAAAATTATAAGAACTTTTTGACGCCTTGACCACTTTCTTCTTTTAGTCTATCAACAAGTCTATTAATTGTATTCTCCATAGTATATTCCCCTCTGGGTAGCCACCGCTTATCTTCATATAAGGCTGTGATGATTTGAGGTATCCAAAACTGGTACGCTCTTTCAAATTCTTCTGGAAAATACTCTTTCAGATTTTTTTCTATCCCATATAGGTGTTTAACAATCATATCCCTATGAACAAGTAAATCTTTTAACTTATCCTTCTGTGTTGTTGTCAAAGACATTTTATACCTCAGTCTTAGGCTTGAGTTTCATCATCTTATGCTTGGTTTTCCAAACGCCCGTTTCCTTATTTTGAATATCGCCATTCATCCAAATATGACAGAAACCGGCCTGCTTGTCAATACCCCATGCAAGAATACCGTTTTCATCAACACTGTCCACGATAAAGCGTCCGCGATAACCCATTGGGATAAATTCACCCCGGCTTACATAAAATGGGCCACCAGCAACCTTAATCCTATCACCCTTAATCAGTTCTCTCCAATTAAAATCACGAATAATTTTTGTGTTTTTCGATTCCTTACTCTTTGCTTTAAAAACAAAGGGGTGATTACAATTCTTGCACATATATGCACGGGGGCCGGTGACAGTGCCGCATTTTTCACAAGCCTTTTTGCCCTTACCAAGACCCATAATCTAATCTCCTGTGATTGAGTAACTGATACGCTCTAAGTATAACATACCAATCGTCACTGTCAAGCCATAGTCTTTAAGAATTTTTGTGAGCCTCACAACGAGTTGAAATCCATCCCTCTTTATTCGGTTCTCCTTTGTTTCCACAAACATCGCAAATTTTATAACTCATTGCTTCTGCCATACTCACTAAACCTTCTATATATTCATCCCCACCACTAAAATAAACTCTAAGACCACCATATTTTTCTTTGATTTGGTCAAATCTTACAGGGAAATATTCTGTTTCTTCTCCAACAACAGCAACCGCAAAGTCTTTTTTAAGACCATTGTTCTGCTTATCTCTCCATTCTTTTTGGTCACGTTTATGGTCTTCGTGCTGTTTAATCATCCAACAAAGAGAAGATAGAATATCATACCAACCTTCTCCGCACTCTATGCCAAAACACATAGGACTTTGCATAGGAGTCTTGTCTTTGTTAACAAAAAGTTGTGGATATTTTTCGTATAATTTATTTTGTAATTCGCTGTTCATAGTCTTTGTTTCTTCTTAAGTTCTGGACTCTTATAGTCTGGTTCAGGAATAATAGTAAGTTTACCGGGACTATAGTGACAAAAGTAACTTTGCTTAATCTTCCGTTTAATTAAATTGTTTTCTTCGATTTCAACATAGATATTAATGCGATAACGATTTTCAAATACATTAATAATTTTCGTCATCCTCCACCTGCTTAAACAAAAGATGCTCAATCTCCAAATCCATTAATCACCTACTCCTTCTGTTTGCTCTATTAAGAATACGGATCGTTTCTTTTGCGTTGCTAGGAACCATGACTAAAGTAGCACCAGTTTTATGAGGATAGTCCATAAAACCAATGGCACGGTTTTCCGCACTACATTCTTTACAAATAATCTTCCTTCCAGTATCTACTAAAAACTCATACCTATCAACACCAACATCTGTTTTGCAGTAAATGCAGTTCATATGGTATATTCTCCGTTTAGCGGATTATACCATCATCATCGGCATTGTCAAGCCTCCAACTCCAATCAAAGTTCCAAAACTATCCACAAAATCACCATCGTCTGTACTATAGTAGACATTGTTTAATCCAACAGCATTTAGAAGTTTGTCGCAATTTTCACAAGGCTTGCTACCTAGTACAAGTCCTTTTCTATTAATACGCATAATAACAATTGCCCAATTAGAATCAACGGTATTATACATATCAAGTAGTTTAGAAATAAGATGAGATTCAGCATGAACAAAGGGATACTCCTTATATTTCGGTAAATTAAACTGTTCGCCTATTCTATATGCTCGCGTATTGGTTTTTATCGGGTTGTTTTTGGTGAAACAAATCATCTTCTGCCCGTCAAAGGCAGCAGCATAATGATAACATCTAATTAAAGGATTAGGAGTCCAACTAGAATAGGCTTTACGGATTGTTTTGTTTATTATCTTCATATTAATTATTTGGTTGCCAACATATACAGACCACAATTTGCAAACGAATATCCTGCATATGCTATGCCAAGTCCATAATTTCCCTTACAGAATTGTTCTATGCTCACATAACTATAGATACAACCAGTTAGTGCAATAAGCCAGCCACTCATAAGTCTCTCCTTAACAAGAATGTTTTTCTTTATTATATTAGGTTTGCGACGATATAGGGGCAAGTTATCGAGTTTTGGTGTATAAAAATATGAAGTATGTACGAGATACTTTTTTACATTAATATAATACAAACGCTCTTGTGATGGTTGCTCGTACCAACTGTTGCTTGGGCGTTTTTTATTGGAACTTATCATGAATTATACCAAAGTTTGTACGGTCTGTCAAGTCGAAAAAGAAATAAAAGAGTTTGCTAAACAATATAATAGACCGGCTTTTAGATGCAAAGAATGTCTTTCAGAATATAATAAAAAATATTATAAGGAAAATAAACAAAGACTAAGGGCGAGAACAGCCAAATATAGACAAGAGCATCCAGAATATATGATAGAATGGAGAAGAAATAATACAGAGCATACTACTAAAACCAAAAGAAAATGGATAGAATTAAATAGGGACAAAATTAATGCTAATGAGAGACGAAGAAGAAAAAAAGACCATGCTTATAGAATTAAGAAAAATCTTAGAAGAAGAGTAAATCAAGTTATAACCAGACCGAATAAAAAATGTGACTCAACCTTAAAATTATTAGGGTGTTCATTGGATCATTTTTTGACTCATTTAAAAAAACATTTTACAAAAGGTATGAGTTGGAAAAATTATGGAGAATGGCATATTGACCATATAAAACCTTGTTCTAGTTTTGATCTAACAGATCCAGAACAACAGAAACAATGTTTTCATTATACTAATTTGCAACCTTTGTGGGCAGAGGATAATATTCGGAAAGGAAATAAGATTCTGTAAATTTTTGAATTGTCAAGTCCTTTAGTTTATACTCATAGTCTAAATCTATCTCACGCGAAAATAGTTCTTCATGTACGTCATAAACATAATCACTATGAGCTTTATCTAGAATATGATCTCGACCATTACTAAAATGAAATAGTGGCTTAAAGTTTCTCCATGTTTCTAAGCAACCCTGTGCTGCCTGTTCTGCTGTTAAGTTTTCTGGATTATTGAGTCTAAAATGATGCGAATCATATGTGATTGGAATATTAGTAATCTGGTGAAATACATCAAGCAGTTTTGCAACACTCCATGCCGCTTGCCGATCATCATTTTCTACTACCAATCTACGTTGACAATTTTCATCAAGACGATGGAAATTTTTAAGAAACCTATGACTGATTTCCTCTCTAGTGCCATCTTTGCTGTTTTGAATATGAATATTAATAGGGGTGTTATGATCTGCTCTAAGACCAAAACGATCCATAAGACTGCTCATAAGATTTAATTCAGTAATAGTTTTATCAACAACCTTCTCATCTGGCGAAGCCAACACATTAAACTGGTCGGGGTGTGCGGAGATTCTTACGTTAGTAAACTGAATTGTATTTTCAATTTCGTCAAATACATCTTGAATGTCGTCATGATTAGGAAGATCAGTCAGATCTACATTAGCCTTATCATAACTGATTAGAGGCATAAGATCGCTACTAAGACGATAACACCAACCATTTTCTGCACAATATTTAATAATTTCATTCGTTACAACCATATTATTATGAATACGATCACCAAGAATAGATAATGCTTCCTCTCTAGGCAAAGAAGCAAAACGCTTATAGGTCATGGTTTGAAAACCATAGCCTTGTTCCTTGAGTTTGAGCGAAATACAACAGAGGCCCATGCGTATCATTTTGGTGTATCCATTAGAGGTTCGGACTGTGTTCGTTTAAACGATTATAACCGGAGGTTCTATGAAAGTCAAGACCTGTATAAAGTGCAACAACAAAAAAACATTGAGCAGGTTTGTAAAAGGCAAAAACCAATGTAAAAAATGTAACTCAGAATACATGAAAGAATATAGAAAAACCAGAATAGACGATAGAGACAGGACAAAATACAGAAAAGAATACTATGAAAAAAACAAAGACAGATTTAGCAAATGGCATAAAGAATGGAGGAAAAAAATGATCGTTCTCAGTATCATAAAAAATATTTAGATGAAAATCCATCAGCAAAAATAGCCTGTTATTGTAGGAACAGAATTAGAAATTGTATTAAAAAAGGATGGAAATCACAAAGTTCATTGTCTCTTACCGGATGTAACAGTTGGAATGAATTAAAACAATACTTAGAAAATAAATTTCAAAAAGGAATGACGTGGGATAATTATGGAGAATGGCACATTGATCACATTAAACCATGTTCTGCTTTTGATTTAACAGATACTAGTGAGCAGAAAAAATGTTTTCATTACACAAATTTACAACCTTTGTGGGCTATGGATAATCTATCCAAGTCCGATAGAATCTAGTATCGGCATTTGTCAATGCGGCTCTTGAGTTTCTTCGTATTCCTGCAAAAGTGCGAGTCTCATTGGCTCGGTTATATTAACAGAGTCTAAATAGTAGTTTAGATTAGTATTAAAGGTATTTGGCATATGAGATAAAACTCGTTCAGAGTATATGGGATTCTTTGGTCTTTTTCTTATCGACCGATTTATATGATAATGAAGGAGATATGCGTTTACAGCACGAACATACTTGTCTACACTAACACCCTCTACAGGATTGTTCTGCAATAATCTTAAAGCCTTGTTTTCGCAGTCGTGTTCTAGTTCAAGAATATCGTGCAAACTCTGATTAAGTTCTTCCTCTGTATAATTAGATTCTGGTTTATCTATCCATTCAAATAGAGTATCATATGTTAATAACGACCTATCCCATAGGTCACGATTATTTTTCCACTGTAAGTAGTGACAATATTCATGCAAGAATACTTCAAAACCCATATCATGGTCTAAAGCAACAACCAATTCTCTCTCACCATCTTCTGCACCAAACCATCCTCCATAACCATCTAATTCCTTTTTTCTATGTATCAACACAGAAAATCCATTGGCTAAAAGTTCTCTGGTGCATTTGGTGATAAAATTTAGTTTAGTATCCATACTTATACTCTGTTTTCGGTAACGTCTATCGCAGAATAAATTCTCATAACTTTATGGGTGGGTTCAAAATATTGCTGAAAAGCCAGTTGTGCTTCTAGTTCGGTTGTTGTAAAAAAAGTTTCATGCAGCAAAATAGTTTGCTTATACTTATCGTTTTTTTCGTATCCCTGACCAGTAACCAAAAATTCTAACATTATATTTTTTCTTTCTTGTTATAGTTTTCTTGTCTCAGTTTATCTTCCTTCTGCATATAATAGGCCATAGAAACTAAAAAAAATAATCCACCAAACAATACTACCAGCCCAACCAGTAGATATATGGCGAATAAAGATAGTACAAGATTTATTAACATATCTAGTCTTTCGTTATTTTAAGTACAATTCCAAAAATAGTAAACATTATACAGCATATTCCTATGAATATGAACGGGAAAGCGAACAATATGTCGCTATATTCCGAGTATTTGAACATTACCACCCTAAAGCCTCCGCTATCGTTGGGAACTGTTCTTTAAAAACCTCTTTAGTCTCATTTGCTATTAGCATATGTTCTTTTTGGGTTCCATGAGCAGACCTCAGATTAATATAATGAATCCAAGACCTGACGCTACCGCTCATATATAATCTAGTTGGAGTTGCTAATGGCAATATAAACCTAGCACATTCTTTAGCGATACCGTCTGCGACCATGCCATCATAAAGGGATTTGGATTTAGCAAAATGTTCTCTTATCTTAGAGTTCCACTTAACCTTAGTCTCATCCTCAATATCGTTAATGCTATTTTGGCGATTTTTAGTGTCCTGCCTTCTTAATTCAAACAGAGGAATATCTTCTGCTAAAAGAGTGGCGTCTGCATATCTTTGACTAAATTCTTGAAACGTAAAACTTCTGTGTCTTAAGATTTGAGCAGCAATACCTCTGGTGGTGTTGATCTCTAGAGTTAAAAAAGCCATTTCAAATATAGACCAATGCTGATTTTTAATACAATATGCTAAAAGTTTTGCATAATTATCGGATTCTTGATTACTAGGATTACTAACTCTGGCACAATAACTCATTACTTTTTCTGCGTCTGGAGTTACGCTAACTAGTTTTACATTACTCATAAGTTACCTTTCAAATTTATCCGTTTTGGTTTCCCACCAGAAGTTTATCATATAATTATCCCCATCAAAATATATGGGGCAAAAATCTGGTTTAAAAATACTATTTAGATCGCAGGCTACGCAAGCAAAAAATAAGTGTGACCGATCAAAACCATAATCTAATAGTCTTTGTTCTATCTTTTTAAAGTTATTACCACTCAAGCATCCACTATCAACAACTATGAGTTTAGAATAAGGGTCGAGTTGATCTGGATGAATAAATGCTTCAAATTCATTTTTATATGGTATGTTGACAGGTTCTATGTCAAGAGGCTCATTTTTTACAGATAGTTTATGGGACATAAGTTGAGCCATAAGGCCCGAATACTCATAACTTAATTGAAGTATGGCTATTTTATTTAGTGCAAAATCAAATAAATCGTAGTCTGTAATATACTCACAGATTTTATCTATAGCCTTAGTTTCCCACTCTCTATCAATAAAAAGGTTTTTCTTCATTATGGTTTTATTTCCACATTAAGATTAGAAAGATATGATTGCTGATGCTCTAACCAAGCGTTATTTGTAATATCATTATAAATTGCTTTGGCTAATTTGCTCACGCTTTTAGCAACTCCGCTACGGTTTGAATCATCTGTTTTTGACCAATAGTACTGTACAGACTCCCCTTTTTCTTCGTCGCCCTTTTCCTTAACTGTTTCGTACCCCTGTTGTTTTGCCCACTTTTTTATTTCTGACCAGAGCATCCAATTTCTCCCTAGAGTTACGTTTATTATACAACTTGTTGAGCATCCTGTCAATATCGGATATTTGATCTTGGTCAAGACCGTAGCCTTTTCTCAACGAATATTGACAAATCTTAATAAGCAAATCATAATCATTTTTTGTCATATCTTTTCCACGCTTCCTTGTGCTTAATCGCTATAATTTCCGATCTTTGTTCTTTAATAACATGGTACTGATAAGAGATTAACTCTTTAAGACCATCAATATATGCTTGTATGGTGGGGTCTTGTATGTTAATATTCTCTTCTTCTAGAACTCTATATTTTAGAGGATTGGGCGTTTCTTTCATTGGTTATTTTCTATCTTGGGTATTAGGTTTATATCGTCTGATACTTCTTTTAGTTCTATAGTAAGTAATGATAGGTTTTTATTGCCTGAGTTTTTAGACACTAACATCTGAATTAGTTGACATATTTTATCACAAGAAATCTGCTGCTGTGCGAGAGATATTGCTATTTTAGTATCCACAAACCATTCCTTTAGTCTTGCACCTTAGTTCCCATATCATATGGATATCCATCTTCAGGGTCTTCGCTATAAACATCTTCATAGTGATTATCCCACCAAGGGATTTTGCTATCTGGTAAATTTTCATCAGACATATTCTGTTGACTCCAAATCATATGGCTGGACTACCCAGCCTATTTTATTTAAATCAATTCTTATCTCGTCTGTAACTTCACTTTCTCCGACGTAGCCATCAATATTTGATCCAATACCGCTACAATACCAATCCATATAATCGCCGCTTTGAAGTATATCAGCGATTATACCTCCAGCATAACGCCAAGAGCAAGTCCACTCATTATCTCCATAAAAAAATCTATTGTTGCATAAAGCAGCGTACAAATTTTGACTGTATACTTTACTATTTCTACACTTATCTAATATAGTAGCACTGGATAGTAAATCATTTTCAAGATTGTGTTTCATATTAGTTCCAATGTCTTTCAAGATAATTTATCGTATCTTTGATTTTGTTATCATCATAGAAACAATCAACATGAGAGCCAACAATATCACGGTATTTGTCAGGTCTTTTAGTTGACAAACAATTCATTAAGGTTTGGCCGTTTCTTAAGCCCAATCTTTTTTGAGTTTTAAGTTGTCTGTCTACATAGTTTTTAAACTCTTGAAATGTTATGTCCACAAAGAACCTCTAATCTTAATGAGTTCAATAAGCATTTTAGTATCTTCTTTTTCATAATCGTCTTGCATTTTACTAATTTTCTTATAATAATTTTTCCCGTCTTTTTCTTCAGAAAAAATATCATAAGGGTCTGGTCTATTATCTCTGTTTTTCCACCAGTTATACAACTCTGTTGTTTTGCGGGCGGCTAATGCCTGCTCAGTTGGCTCACCAAATCCCTTATCTCCCTTTTTAAAGCAATAGTCTTGGTTATAGATCAAACTTGATGCCCAATTTAAATAATCCAGCCCAGCCTCAACACAGCGACCCTTGATAAATTTGTATTTCTTTTCCTTGTAACACTTGAATAAGTGGGCATATTCTACTTCGACAAGATCAACAAGTTCATTGAAAAGCCCATGAATCATTCTATAATCAAGATCATAGTATGATCCCGGTTTAAGTCCAGTTTTTAGATAATGAGTTTTATCAATAAACCTATTATGAATATATACTTCAATAGTGTGATAAATATCCATTGGCAAGTTTACCAAATCCTGTAGAGAATCAAGCAACTTTTCTGCCACCCAATATCTCAAAGGGTGTTTTTTCTTGGCTTCTTCACGCCAAGTATCCCATGCTTTCCATTCCAGAGCAAATGGTTTAGGAGTACCCCTAATACAATCAGCAAATTTAGAGCAACTCCAATAATCTATTCTGCTTCTCTTAATAAGTCCAAACATTAGTCTATCTCCACATTATGTTCGTTGAGTAGTCTATAAAATTCTTCTCGTATCTTGTCAAGAGCATCATCAGCATCCTTAAAATCATGATGATACTTATCCCACGAACGAAGTTGTTGACTAAAATCCCATACAAAAGATTGAACCCTTGATGCTTGTGTAACAACATTATATTCGTGTTGCTCGTCAGGTAAATTAAATTCTAGTATCGCTTTGGGCATTTTGATTTTCTTTCTAAATAAAACAGCGTTTTCAGTCTTACAGAAAACCCTGCCAAAACTCTACGGAGTCGCCAATAAGAGGAATACCCGCGATCCCCTAGCGTTTCTGCCGCGACATTATTATGTTACCATACCATCGGCGTTTGTCAATAGGAATCTTTAATCACCAAATCATAGGTATTCACTACCAACTAGAGGGTCTTTATCATATGGATAATTAAACGGCTCCAAGACCCGCCTACGTTTATCTTTGATGCTTTCTAATACTTTATAAAAACATTTTTCACAAAGTTGAATATCAAACTTAATACCATCATTAGCACTACCATATCCCCAAGAGGCTTCTAGTGTAGCAAAATCTGGCCCAACAAAATCATAGTTGGTGGTATTTGCCCCACAAGCATCACAATAGATAGTATCTACAGACTTAATCGTCTTGTCTTTGTAGGTTTTCACTATAGTTATCCAGTCTAAAAGCCTGCTTAAAAACTTCAAATGTTTCATCGGTATGAAGGTCGATCAAAATAGCCAAACCTTCAAGAACATTAGCCAAACGATCTTCGTCCATGTTATTTTCCAAAACAGCATTAGCAATCGAACGAAGTTGACCGGCAAAATTAGCAGTCTGATTAATCTTATTTTCCAGTTCAAACCTATCCATTAGCAATCTCCTTTTCGTATTCCTCAATATCTGTCTTAAATTCATCCGCTTGGCCTAAAACAATAGCAGCATAATACAAGATATGATCTCTAGGATCACTACCATCCTGAATAAATTCCTGATAACTAATTTGCTCACTATCACAATCAAAAATATATCTAGCACACTCCGTAGCAGCGTCGATATAATTAAGTTCTATGTGTGTACTCATATTTATTTATCCTATTTAAGTAAGTTCCTTGATAATCTTATTAAACCTATTTTGAATCTTCTTGTTTTTAGAAGAATCACAAAACCCAAGCCCCTTTTTTGTTGCTTCAACGCTTTGAACAATAGGAGGCTCATAGCCAGTGGTTGTCCACTGACAATTCTTTTCAAAGAAAGTAAAGTCTAGTTCAGCAAGACCATCGTGAACATCATCCTCATTTTCGGCCTGAATAATAAAAGAGGTACTTTTAGCCTCAGCGTAATTCATACTAACTAGATATTTAGGCATGGTTTGTCTCCAAAAAAGTGATATTGCTAGTAAATACTATACCTCGCCTTTGAGGAATGTCAAGAGACTTCTCAAACTTTTTAATATTGCTCACCACCCACCCGTATTTCCACTTATATGGACTCCAACTATAAAGTTTGTCATCTTCTGCTACTTTATGTCTATTATAGTCACAGACCCATGCCTGCTTATCTTGATAAAGAAAACTATGGCTGAAAGTTATGGTGCCAGTAATACGGGCCTTAAACTTGCCACTCTTTCCCGGCGTTTCAATTAATGCTAATTCAATACCTTCGTACTTCTGTGGCAGAGGATATGAGCGAGTCTCTACGGTTTTCTGACCATTAATTAAAAGAGTTGACCAAGGAAACCTTACGTTTAAACCGATCATTTTGGTGTACTTATTGTTAAGTGAATGTCTGTCGTGGAACATTTACTACCACTACTCATTAAATTATATCAGAAGCCCGTAGGTTTGTCAACCACGACTGACATTCCTTATGGGCTTTCTGTTTTTTAGGATAGAAAAATGAATATTGCAATAAAACAATGCTCTAAATGCAAAGAAGAAAAAAGTTTAGATAGTTTTTATAATGATAAGTTAACCAGATCTGGAAAAAGTAGTCAATGTAAGATTTGTAGAAATAAAGTTAGTAAAAAATATAGAATTAAAAATAAAGATAAACGTTCAGCCTATCAAAAAACATATTTTGAAAAAAATAAAACAAATATAATGAGTAGAAAGAAACATACTCAAAAATCCTATTATATTAGAAACAAAGAAAAAATTCAAGAATACCAAAAAGAATATCATCAAAAAAATAAAACCGTCATTAGAAATAAAGTCCGTCAAAAAGTTAATCTATACAAAAAACAAAGAAGAAAAATTGATTTAAATTATAAGCTAACAGAAAATCTGAGAAGTAGAATACGTAAAGCAATTAAAATAAAAGGAATAAATCAAAGTAAAAAGAGTATAGAAATTATAGGTTGTTCATCAAATGAATTAAGATTTTACTTAGAAAAACAATTTACCGATGGAATGAGTTGGGAGAATTATGGTTTTCATGGATGGCATATAGACCATATCATACCACTATCATCTGCTAAAAACGAAGAAGAATTAATTCAACTATGTCACTATACTAATCTTCAGCCTCTTTGGGCTAAAGATAATTTTTCTAAAGGAGGAAGATAATTAAAGTATTCATTATATGATGAGTAAAAAATATTTATCTTTTGTTCTTTATAGCAGACTATTACCAGTGATGTATCGTGTTGGCTATAATAAAACCACATGTGACCAAATTTATTAACATTATGCTAAACTTTATCCAAAAAGCAGTCCAAGCCTCTACTTGTGTTAGAATAGGTATGTCAGGAGCATCATAATCATTCTTCCCTACTCTATGATCTATTGCTCTTGCTAAGATCAGTAATTTTTTATATAGCCAAATTTTCATTGAGTAACTTCAATATGCCACTTATTTCCATGAAGTTCAGCAGTAACTCCCATATTCAATTTAATAAGTTCTGCTACTATTTCGGCCAATTTTTGTGTTTCGTTCAGATAAAGGTAAATCATACTGTTTCTCCGTTGTGAGCGTTTAGTATAACAGCCTTATCGGCTTTTGTCAATAGCCGACTTTAGAGAATCCCAACGTCCATAAAATCCATATCCAGATTTAATTCGTCCCAATCTTCTTGCGTAACATTGCCAATTACCAAATAATTATCATCCTTAGAATAGTCTTGGTCTGGATCGTACTTGATGTAAAAGTCCTCAGATTCAACAGACTTCATCTGATTAAGATCGGTAACAAGTTCTTGAGCCTCTTTGTGTCCAATAACAGTGCTAAAACATTGAATAAGATTCAGTTTATTCATACCTAGTCTCCCATATAACATCATTGAAATTTACTAAACCATAATTACTAGATATCATAGGATAGTATCCCCATAAATAGATGACTTTGCCATTTGTCCAGCATAATTCGTCTGGAATACAAAACTGTATAGGGGTGTTTTGTTCTAGAGTATAATGCTGGCTACAAGGCTTATTATACTCAAAATATGTGTTTATAGGACTCAACAATAAAAATATAAATATGTGTTTCAATTATTTTTCTCCAATGGATACAACCTAGTATACCACAACTATCGGCACTGGTCAAGAGCAAACTTTAAGATTGTTTATCTTTGGCGACTAATATCAAAGTACCAAAAGATAAGATAGTCGGAACCCAAATACCCACATATAAACTATAGAATTCTGCATTTGGTATGCCGCTAAACATTAGTACTATACTAAATATCATACTAACAAATGCTGGGATTATAACTAAATTAATCATTTGACAGCCTTTTATAAGAAGAAACGATGGCTTTTATGCCCTTCGTTTCTCAGTTAGGTTATGATTGTTCATCAATTTTAACTTTATGCTGTTTAACTTCCTTGACCAATTTCTTCAAAGTATCATTATCTTTAAGTTCTGATAAAGTATAATTTACTTTTTGGTTATTTCTAGAGTCTGGATTTAGATCTCCCATAAATAGAATACTAAGAGCCAGACCAGAACTAACAATTAACATCATAATCATACCAGCAAAGAATATATACATTTCCATGTTAATCTCCTTTGCTGTTCAATAACAGATTACCAAGAGATAAAAAACTAGGAACCCATAATCCTACGAACAATCCACACTCTTTTGCGTCATTGAATCCACTAAACCATAATCCCGTACTTAAAGCGAAACTTAGAAATGCTGCAACAAGAATACTAATCTTAAATGGTGTCATAATTAACTCCAATACTTAAAGGTTGGTAAAACTTTTCTCACAAACCGCATTATACCATACCGTTCTTGGTAGTGTCAATAACAATCTTATGAAATAATCCTATCGGCCCCTATAAGAAGCCGTCCCAAAACTACTATTCAGAATTAGCACACAAAACCAATTCAACCACGAATATTCTACTGAGGTCTTGAACAAAGTATTAATTGCCCAAATTTGAACAAGGGGGACGATCACAATTAAAGATATTGCTACCAATAGAATAATTAGAAAGAACAACCACTCCGTATGAATATGATAGACTTTACGACCTTTCATGTTTTATCTCTCCACAGAGGATATTCTTTCTCATTTTTAGCCAAGTTATCGGCTAGTTGAGCCACTTCTCTTTCGCTCCAGCCCGTCTACATTACCAACCTTCTTATCACTTATGTGTCTTAGTACGATCTGAGCATACTTATATATCTTTCAGCGTCTTGCTTGTTATCAAATTCGCCCAGCACAATGGACACAACTGATGCTCCATCAGTCTTTGGTATCTTAATGGGTTGACCACCGCTTAAGACCAAAAACTTATTATTTATTTCCGCAATCGTTAATTCTGGTTTCATTTATTCTCCAAATACTTATAAATATTCTTCACGCTCCTTTTTCTTTACTTCAACTCGAAGACTTTTTAACAATTGATTCACATCTGTTATTTTGACACCCGTCAGATTGGCACTAATCAGATCGGCATCCCTCAGATTGGCACCACTCAGATCGGCATCCCCCAGATTGGCACCACGCAGATCGGCATCCCTCAGATCGGCATTATTCAGATTGACACCACTCAGATCGGCATCCCTCAGATTGGCATTATTCAGATTGACACCACTCAGATTGGCACTAATCAGATCGGCATCCCTCAGATTGGCAACATACAGATTGGCACCACTCAGATTGGCAACATACAGATTGGCACCACTCAGATTGGCACCATTCAGATTGGCACCACGCAGATCGGCATCCCTCAGATTGGCATTATTCAGATTGACACCACTCAGATCGGCATCCCTCAGATCGGCATCCCTCAGATTGGCACCACTCAGATTGGCACCACTCAGATTGACACCACTCAGATTGACACCATGCAGATCGGCACCACTCAGATTGACACCATGCAGATCGGCACCGGGGCCAATTTCAACTTCAACTTCTTTTGTAATTTTGACTTTCATTCTTCACGCTCCTTTTTTGTTACTTCAACTCGAAGACTTTTTAACAATTGATTCACATCTGTTATTTTGACACCCGTCAGATTGGCACTAATCAGATCGGCATCCCTCAGATCGGCATCCCTCAGATTGGCATCCCCCAGATTGGCACCCCTCAGATTGGCACCACTCAGATTGGCACCATTCAGATTGGCACCACGCAGATCGGCATCCCTCAGATTGGCATAACGCAGATCGGCACCACTCAGATCAGCACTAATCAAATTGGCACCACTCAGATCAGCACTATTCAAATTGGCACCACGCAGATCGGCACCGGGGCCAATTTCAACTTCAACTTCTTTTATAATTTTGACTTTCATTCTTCACGCTCCTTTTTTGTTATTTCAACTCCAAGATTTTTTAATCTTTTTCTTTTTGGAGTTCAGTTGCTCTAGTTATATCAACAGCATTTTGATGACCTTTTAAGGGATTATTATCCTTTCCCCAACTGTCTATAATAATTGGTTGACCATTATCATCAATTCCTACTATTGGTCTACTATGTACCCACTCTTTTTCTTCACCAATAACACCATAAATAAAATCGGCCAACGCTTTTAGTTCAAACTCATTAGCATTAGGATAAACATAACCCTTTGTTGGGGCCAGAATAATATTATAATCTTTTCCTGTAAAACTCTTTTGATAATCATCATTCTTATTTATAAAGAACTTAAACTGATTAGCATTAAAGACTGTACCAGTTGTCATTTATTTTTCCTCAATAGTTTCTTCTAGGAGACTAATTGCCGTTTCTAAAAATAAATCATAATCGGCCAATCCCATAGACTCATCATTAATAGTATTATCCCAACTCACAATAAAGTTTCGTATTCTGTCTTTGAGTTCATTAGTCATTATTTATTCTCCAAATATTTATTAATAAAATTAGTCCAATGCTCAATATCAAGTTGGTAACTTTCAAGAGCGTCAAGAATTAGGCCAATATCATGCTTATCAAGATTAATATTCATTTCTTTTCTCCAATATCTATCCCAATCCAATATTCTTGACCATTATCTAATTCAATAACTATCCAATCATTAATTGCATTATTCATTCTTTAATCCTCAAATGGATATGGGGGAATCTTTAGTTTTGTTCTTTCTACTAATTTTTCAATTCCACCAACAGGCCCGTCCACTATTTCTTTCATGATTTTATTACATTCAATAACGCTGTTATAAAGAATCATGATCTCTTCATATTTATCGTCTGGTATTGAGCCAAGAGGTAATGGAATTTTACCCAATCTTTGCAAAATGTCAAGTTGCTCACTCAAGATGGCTTTAATATCGTCAATATCTTCTGGAGTCATTTTTTCTAGTCGTTGAATTCTAATTTGTTCTGGTGATGGTATTGAATAATTTTTAGCATCTGTTTTGTCAGGAAAAACGGGCCATTCTTTTTCTAGTTCATCTAAAAGATCGTACAGGGCCGGGGCAAGGAGAGGGTCTTTGTCTGAACCAGCAATTTGATGATATTTTTGGGGCCAAACGTGCCATAATTCCATCATTATAATTTGGCCGTACCTTAATCGTTCAGATTCTGGCTTGTCTCCTTGATCCGCATAGATATTCTCAATATTATCAATAAATTTTTTATATGTCATTTACATCACCATTAAAGAATGTTTCATTTCCTAAAAATCCTAGTATAAACCCCATAGAAAGCATAGCCGCGAATGGATCATTCCACCACAAACAAGAACATATAAAAATACCAGCAGCACTATATGCTATAATAAGTTTTTGAATTTGTGATTTACTCATTTTTCTCCAATAGTCTTATAAATAAAATCGGCCAACCCCTTTAATTCTTCCCTAGTCATAGGAGGATTAACAACATTCTTTGTTGGCCCAAATATAAGCCCAAACTCATACTTGGTTAAATTATCACTAAATCCCACAAACATATCTTGAATGATATGAAAGTTTAGATAGTCGCTAGAGTAGGTAAATTTTTTTATCATTTTACTTTGGTCAAATTTTTCAAAATACCCAAATACCTCTCAGCATCACTCTTAGTATCAAAGACCGTAACAATAGACGATCCGCTGCTACTAGGAAGATGAATAGGTTGACCATTTTTAGTCACCACAAACTTACCATTCTGCTCAACAACCCCATAACTAGTCATTAACATTCTCCTTATTGTAAGACCTACTAATTCTAAGATAATGAACAATTTCATTAGCCACATTACTCACACAACGATCATAATGATAATGGGCCACCATCATATTATAAATGGTTTGCTTTTCATCTTCATTTAGCCCCTCAAACTCTGAGTCGCCATATTCAGCGTCGATATAATCGGCCACAGAGAGGGCAAAACTATTGAAACTATCGGGATTTGATTCTTTGTTCATTTCTGGTTTATTTCCCACAAAAGGTTATTTGATTAGTGTTCTGGTGGGAATCAACCCCACAAATATGTCTTAAAACAATATGAGCATTATTGATTTCAAAACCCGGTTTATCTCTCTTTTGGTCAATATAATATTGAATGATAGAGGCTAAAAGTTCTAGTTCCTTATCGGTCAATAGAATCTGTTTATACATCTTTTTCCCGACAAATACCTAAAACTTCCTCTTACCATCCATACCAGTATACAACCTATCCACTGGGTTGTCAATAGAGAATATCGGCCATTCCTAATCTTTGACTTTAGCCCTTTTCTTCACCGTATTAGATTACCGGCAAAAGCAATAAGTTAAAATGCGTCTATTTTTCTATAATATAAGATAAGAAAAACGCTTTAAAACCCCATTTTTCCCCGAACATGGGAAATGCAAAGTGAAAAAGTGATAGGTTTTATGGGGTGTAGAATAAAGAAAAAACAAAAAGTCTCACAGCAATCATAAGAAACAAGGTACTTGCTCCTACAAAAACTATGCTTCTATATGTTTTGGTACTAATTTCTTCAAATTTTTTCATGTTCATAAAAATGCTACTTATGAGATGTGGGGTCTTTTGTTTTAGCAGAGTGGAGATAGTATGTGAATAAAACTATAAGGGGATAACTAAAAGAGCAGAATAAAATAGCCAATATTTGTAGAGTTGTCATGAGTTGTTGAAGGATTTGAGTATGTTGTATAGGACTATGGATGCTATTACTATTCCCAAAATTGATATGATTATTCTTGTGGGATCATCATGAATGAATGTTGGGCAAAGGGGGCGTTTAACTATAGAGGGGATTTGGCCAAATATATTTATCATAATCAAAAAAAGAAATCGTATATTCTTTGTAGAAGAGTCTTGGGTGTTGATGATTCAAAAGATACAACTGGTTCTGGACTATCTATTACCTCAGTCTTCTTTGTACAAACCTTCTTACATTTCTTTGCACAAACTTTCTTAACTGCTTTTTTCTTTGCCATAATTTATTCCTTATTAAAAACTCGCTGACTATAACACTAAAAACCGAATCTGGGGGTTAAGGTGGTACAATTTTTATAGAGTTAACTTTTTTGCTTCCTCTAATAGTTCGTCTATTCTGCCCGGGATCTTATCCTTAAAGTGTTCGTATGCTGTCTTAACCATTTCATGATTAATATCTTTAGTAATTTCCAACCACCCCACAAAATAATTGAAAACTCTATCTTCTGTTCTTAATGGATATTTAACCCCATCTGGTCTACCAAATCTATGAACCCACATTAGTTGAGGAATACAAATAGCCTTACCACCAGCCCTTCTAAACTTCTCGTGAATATATCCCTCTTCTCCACCAAACCCCCTAAAGTGCTCATTGAAACCTAGCCAGTTTTTGGTTTCGCATGAGAATAACCCCAGGCCCATCATTGGAATTTCAAAAGGTTGGCCACTATCATAACCAGCCTTATTAATATGCCAAGTTCCATACATACTATCTCTCCACACCGGAGAAAATTCTGTGGAGAAATTTTTCAGATCATCATACCATAAAGGTCCCTGGACTATATCCTTACAATCTGGATTGTTGCTAAAATATTCTAATAATTTATCTATTCCGCCAGACCTAATCATTACGTGACAATCAATAGAGATGGTATACTTGCCAGTTGCATTTCTAAAGATTTCATTTCTAACAGCGGTACTGGTTTTATTCTTATAAGGAATATATTTTGCTGTATGTCCAATCCACCCCTTGACTAGATCATGAACAGCTTTACCATGAGCCCCATCCGGATTATTATCTATAACCAATAGCTCCACATCATTTGTGGCGAATATTGGGTGATACATTCTTAATGCTTGAAGGCTGAAATACACCCCATGAAAATCATCATAGGTACTCATGCCGATAGTTAGAAGTTTGTTGCTCATATTTCATAATAAACAACCAATCCTTTGTGGCAAGTTCGCTGACCCTAAAAACCCGCTGACTACGACCACTAAAACCAATCCTATTAGGTTAGGTGAAACAAAAAACCCCCGAGTGTTTTCGGGGGCATTTATTACATAGATTATATTAGGAAATATTCAGTATCTGGTTTTTCCACTTCTTGATTTCTTTTAATCTGGTCATGTTTGTTATGCGACCACGATTATCATCATATGAAGCAGAGCAGAATATAGAATTCCCCGCATCGTGCCTGAATGACCAATCATAACTCTTAATAATATCTTCTGGTTTGGTGGTATTGTCATAAATCTCACCCTCTACCCTAAAAGAAATTATTCTATTAAATAATTTAGGCATGATACACCCCCTCTATCATTTCTTCGATATAAATATCGGATAGTATTTCGGGCGCGTGCCTAGTTACCTCATATTCTAACTCCTCATTTGTTAACTTATGTTTTTCCGTTAACAGATGATCCTTTAGGAGTTCTTTGGTTTCCAAAAAGTGGAGATTACCAATGATATCATCAACATATCTATCTATAATTATTTCTCTGTTAAAATCATCAATCTTATACATAAAACACCTCATGGTAAAAGTAATAAATACATTTGCCCATGATTCCAATTGCCCACCATTTTCACGGGTGGCATCTGGCTCCGTTGACTACGATATTTTACCAGAGGTCAAGATATTGTCCATCAAAATTTTTAACTGACTCCATAAACTCGCTGACTATCGCCAAGACTGCAAATCCGTAGGATTACCAGAGACAGCTTAGTCCTCCTTTATTAATACAGACTCTAATGTTTTATTAAGATCATAAACATTCTCATTAGTAATTAAATCATTAACGGTAACTTGACAATGTGTTGGCTCATGGTATACTTTGTTAGATAATTCCACAGACCAACTACCATTAACCCAAACGTAAAAATACAAGATAGCTTCGATTGGTTTAATCATGCTTGCTCCCTTGACAAATTGAACCTGTGTTATAATATTATGCAGGTCCGGGGATGTTATATATATCTTATACAAACACTAACAAATCTCTACTTGACCCAGTGACCACCCAGACTATGATAGATTGTTGGCTACCTTGCCATAGCCATATTGCCGTGAACCAGACCCACAATCATACTGAGAAGAATAATGATAGTAATAAAAATCACCTAATGGGTTGAGAGGATTGACCGGACAAGAGACTAGAGTATACCACAGTTATCGGTTGTCGCAACTCCTTGACTATAAAGGATTTACATCAACTCTGCACAATCAGTCTTCTAGAATATCCGGATAATAATCTTTAATCTCATTCTCCAAAGGCTCATTATCCATAAGACTCTTACTCTCCACCAATTGCTCATAAGCAAAACTATATAGAGTATCAAAGTCCATATGATCCAAGATGTTAGAAGCATAGACCCGAATAATATCTTCTCTATTTTTATCCGTAACAGTAATCATTCCCATTCTTTAACCTCCACAATATTTTCAGGACCAAAATCCCCAAAGAACTCAGGATCAGTATAAAGTTTATTATTTAAATATTGGGCTATCTTATCATTATCAAACCTAGGAGTAAAAACACCACTACTAATCTCATTAGGAAGATAAAAGTTCTCATCATCATCAATAATCAATTCAATTTGCACTTTCACCAATTTCATACAACTTCTCCTGCTAAATTAATTGACCCCTAGAAATTCGCTGACTATCGCCACGACCGCCAAATCCGTAGGATTACATTGGACAATCAAGGGGTGGACTTAAATAGACTTAGAATTATACCAGTTGACATAACTCTAAATCTTTCTTATCCTAAACCCTTACCATTACTAGCCTTACGTTCCATTGTATCGTCACTTAGGGCGTTTGTCCATGACGTAAGTTGAGATTCTTTGAAGAAATTTGCCGTAACCCCTTGTCAATACTAAACTTACGACTAAATTTGCGGGCCCCGCTCACCCTAAGTCCCCTTGGGCAAAGGACTTAGAGCGAGGCGGGGTTCACCGCACGAAAGGATTAGATAGCGTTTGCGAACTCCAGAGCGGTCGTTAACGCCTTGCTGTTATCGTTCGCGTTCTGGCCGAACCAGAGCGAATCGAGTCGGTTGTCGGTCGTGCGACCCTTGTTGTAGTTAAGGTATTCATTGTAGCCGTTATAAGCGGCCCACCAAGTACCCCTCACGCCAGTTGCCGATTGCTTCGGCCCTTCCACGAGAGTGAGAATCTCGTCCATGATATTTCTCGTACGAGTCTTAACATCCTCGTCGGGCGTACCTTCGATACCCAGCATTACCTTAACGTAGCGACGAATATCGCCTTGATTAAAGTTCTTGGTGGCGAGGAAGCGGAACTGCTCCGCAGTAGCCTCGAACTGGACATTAATGTTATCCATAATATCCCGCACCTGTTCCAGATTCTTCTGGCTAGAGCGAGTGTGTCGAATCCGAATCAGTTGCGAACCGCTACCCTTGCTATGGGCCATAGCCATCGTGTTCGCACACACAACCCGAATCGGAGTATATCCGACGCGAATCGCAGTTGTACCATCGTGGCTATTGGAGAGAAGGATAAACTTAGAAACCTCGTCACCCTTCACGATCTCGCTATTGTCGCGGTTGAGTTGAGCAAGAACCCATACTTTTTGACCGCTATGGAGCGATCCGGCGGTATGGAGTTGGCACTCGTTAGCGTCGAGAAACGGCTGAAACCAATCGAAAGCATCGCTGTTTTGCAGCGGGGTATATCGCGGACCAACAACGCCCAAGATAGACTCGTCGCTCTTACGATAGGTTGCCCGTGCAGGAACCGGGACGCCATCCTGAGTAAAAAGATCCTTAAGACCAACCTCCCAATCAAGGCCAGCAGCGGTAATCGCTTCAGAAATTGTGGGAGCCTCGTCCAACTTATTCCCAAGACCGTGCCAAGGGGTCGCACCAACAAACATCATCTGTTCAACTGCATGAGCCATATCATTAACCCTTTCGTGTTACCTTACTTCGTTCAACTCCACCTATTCTACAGTATGTTATCGGCCTGTCAAGAGGGAAAACTTGCGAAAAAATTTTCTCGCCGTAAGGTGTTGAGACGTAAGGAGTTACATCACGCGGGGCCGGCCCAGCTCGCCCTAAGTCCTTGGTGGGCCTGGATTTAAGAAAAGCGTACCAAAGTCACGCTCAAAAAGTTTAGCGTTCTCGGTGTTATATGCACACTCATCTGGCATATAGCAGTAAACGCCAACGCATCTAGACTTAGGACATTCTTCGTAGATGGTATTCTTAATAAATTTGATAGTAGAGCCAGAGCAAACCAGATCATCAACAATAACATATCTAAAAGGAATTACGCCCTCTATAATAAAATCGCTATATGATTTTGTTTCTGGCTTTCTAATTACAACAATATGTTTATCTAGCAATTCTGCTATTTGTGGCACAACCATCAAACCGCTAGTACCACAACAAACAATACTATCAAACTGTTCCTTAATTCTGCGAAGATCGCAAACCGCCTTTACGATAGCCTTATTTCTAATTTTATGGTTCAACACCATACAGGTGTGGCTAGCACCTTGAATCACCTTGCCGTCTGGCATTACTCTAAAATCATCTAATTTCTGATTCAACGTATTCATAAGAGTGGATGGTACGATTCGAACGTACTACTTGAGATAAGAAAGAAAGAATTATAGAAAAGAGTCTCGTCCCACCGAGAGGCATCCACGTTAGGTTTATTCGTCCACAATCTCGTCTTCTACATTATTGTAGGAGTCGATCCACTCATCGCCCTCATCTTCCATATCATAGACATCATCCTCATAATCTTCTTCTTCCAGAAGATCATCAAAATGAGTGCTATCTATAACGCTCTCGTAATCAAATGGATAGTCGTTTTCATCTTCATAATATCGCATAG